GCCTGTACGAATCTGGTGTTCAATCAGGTCGACGGTATCGACCGGCAGGTTGTATGTGTTTTGCCCCTGCACCAAGTTAATCGTGCCCTGCTCAATAGTCCACATGTTGATGCCGCGGTTAGCCCAATCGGCGAACAACAAATTTAAAGACCTACGCGCTGTGCGGTGGTCGTAACCAGAACGAAGCTCTGAACCACAACGCTCAAAAGCCTCTTCGATAATCTCGCTGAGGTCTAAATTAAACGAACTTGTACCGGATGTAGTCATTTAACTTTCCTGTAAGGCTTTACTTTTTGTTTAATGCTCTTTGGCTGGGCTACAAACTGCTTACCAGCCGCTTTACCAGCACGTTTTGCTTTTGTTGTCGCTGCGTATTCTGCTGGCGACAGCGCTTTTATTGCTTTTTCAGGTAAGTATCTCTCACCTGTTTCACTAGACGGTTTACCAGACTTGGTGCGCCATTTTTGCTCACCCCAAGCCTTTAACGACTTCTGCGGTTTAGCTAATCCGCTCACTTGTACCCACCACCTGCGGCTTTGTACTTCTTAGCCACTAACTGAGCCTTGCGAGCTGACCACTGACCTGCACCTGTGCCATGGGTTGCGGCGGCTTTTACTTCAGAAACGATACGTTTGCGCAGTTCTGGTTTTGTGTAGTTACCAGCTGCGTTAACTTTACCGCCCTTTTTGTAAACGTCCGTGTTGTCAGGATTCATCTTAGGCATTACTTTTGTAACGCCTTTCAACTTAGCTTCTGACATGCACCCCATGCCACGACTGGCTCTCATACCATGCGTCCTTTAGTTAGTCCTTTTTGTGCGCAACCGCAACCACGGACTTTACCGCCTTTTTTGTACACAACGGTACCGCCTTTGTTTTTACCCATCATTTTGCGGAATTTAGCTTGATTGCCTTCTGGGTTTTTAGCGGCTTGTTCAGCTTCGCGTTCGCCAGCCAATTCATTATCTACAGCTGAACCCAAAATGTTGGTTTTTAGCTTATTTGCCGCACGACCAAGCATGCCTTTTTCTGCCACTTCGGCTTCTTCAAGTCCGCGCATCATGCTTTCTTGTGTATGAGGCTCGTCTTTAAAGAATCCTGGGCGTGTTTTTTTCAAACGTTGACGGTCTACACTGCTGTCATCTGCGCCGACCACGTCAATCGTGCGTTCTCTATATGTTTTTTTATCAGCCATGATTAGCAGACCTTTCCGCGTGTCTTGCCTTTCATCTCAATACCGCCGCCTTTAGCGTAGCCTGAGCATGAACCGCCAGATTTTAATTTTGTTAGGTTAGATTTCTTACCGCCATGCAGCTGTTTCTCGTGCATGCCAACGGCTTTTTTCACAACCTTCTTGTCCATTGATACGTCTGAATGTGACATACCGCCTTTAGCGTACTTCTTTGTTTTGTCTGCTTTCATGAACTCTTCTCCTACAGAAGTTGGTACGCCAACTTTCTTGGCGAACTTTGGGTTTTTGGCGACAGCCGCCATGAAATTGTGTTGCTTTTTACTAGTTGAGGGCACTTTTTTGCTCCCGAATAAATAGGTCAATCTTGTTCTCTAGACGATCGATGCGGTCTAAAACACGATTAATATCGTTGTGAACTTCAGCTTTAGTCACGTAATCTTTAGCGTGCTCTTCACGAGTTTTGCTCAATAATGTGCGCAAAGCTTTGATTTCGTCGGCTTTATCTTTTAAAACAAAACCTAACAATGCCAAGAAAGCCGTCATTATGGCGTTCCAAATAACCATTTCCATCAAACGTTCCTACCTTTTGTCTTGCCACGAACCGCACAACCATCACCTTTAACCGCGCCACCTTCTTTGCAATTCCATGCGCGTAGAGACTTATTAATACGTGAGTTTGGATCGTTTGCTGTTTTAGCTGATGTCAGCTTCTTTTTCATACCTTTCATGCGCGCGCAGAAAGAGTCACGACGTGGGCCGCCCTCTGGCTGTGGAGCCTTTAGGCCCGGTTTGCCAGGATTAGCAGCGTTATAAGAAGCCCGACCCTTAGCGTTTAAACCGCCGGATTCGGACTTCCCTTCCTTACGTTGCCACGCAGGAGTCTTAGCCATAAATAATAGTCACGCTATCCGCGCTACCTGTATCTACATACAAACCATTCATAGCCAAAATGCCTTCACCCGGAATAACTACGGTATGGGCACCGGCAACGCTTGCGCCTGCACGGAAAACAATCGTACCTGAACCAGCACTAGAATTGTCATACACAGTAACTGGGTTTGCTCCACCCGTACCGACAACAATGTACATGCCTTTTAAACGAGTGCGTGATGTTACCAGCGCTGCATCTGCGGCTGTGTAGGCCGACTTGACATCATATTGCATACTTAATCTCCTAAGATATTAAGGGGCTAACGCCCCGTGGATTAATTAAGCAGCGATTACGATTACGCCGTATGTTGCGGCTGCTGGGTCAACTGGGCTAGCAGTAATGTTAGAAGCACGAATAGTCACTGTGTTAGCAGCTGAAACAAACGCGTTAAATACAATACCTGCGGCTGGAGCAGCTGGAAGAGCCATGATTACTTCGTCACCAACGGCAGCGCCAGTAACAGTAATAGTCAAGTCAGCTTGTGAAACAGCAGAGATTGAACCGAAGTTTAAAGATGCTGAGCCAGACAAAATTTTAGAAACTGTTGAACCAGAACCAACGATAAAACCGTTAGTTGATTTGACTGGACCGCTAAATGTGGTTAGTGCCATTTGAATTTTCCTTCATACAAAGTTGAGCTTATTAGTCTTGTATGCGTCTGCCGGGGCAGTCTAATAAGCCGGTTCACCCGGTTTATTGAATATTACTCCAAATAAAAATAAATGCAACAAAAAAGGCAGCCGAAGCTGCCTTTTTCTTACTACCCGATTAGCTCGGATTTGAACCCCAGATACCCAATGGATCTGACCAACCGAAGCTGTAACGCTCACGTGCTTTGTAGCGAACGTTGCCAGTATCGAAGTCTCCGTCCATTGATGTAGCCATAGGCATACGCTCAAAGTGCTTCAAGCCGTTAGGTACATCAGTTAACAAGAACCAGTTATTGGTGTCTGTCAACCAGTGGTTAACGGTGTAGCCTTCAGGCACAGTACCCATTGCTTTAATCGCGTTGATGTCGTTATCGGCAGTAGCCACACGCAATTCAGTGTCAAGCAAGCGCTTAGCAACGAACATTAATGCAGGTGGAATTACCAATTTACGAATCTTAGCAGCGATCAAAAGACCACGCTCGTCTGTCCAACCAGCGATTTGAATAGCAGCATTTTCGATCGCTGTTTCGTTCAAATCAGTAGCGGTAGCTGGGCTGTTATAGTTAACACCACCATTTACCAATGGATGACCAACGCGTGAACCGCCAGAGTTAACGCCGAACAATGAAACACCGTCGCCACCTGGGTATGCGCCGTTGAAACCGTTGTTCAATACGTTTGCAGATTTAACTTGCTTTGTGTAAGCCATACCACGAGCCAAAGCTTTGGTGTAGCGAGCAGACAAGCTGTCGTACAAGTTATCTTCAATCGCTTCTTCAGTGATTGAGAAACCCATTGCAATAGTTTCGTGTGTATAACGTGCAGTGAAAGCTTCCTGAGCATTGTCATAAGCCATTGCTGCACCTTCAGACTTAACTGGGGCGGCACCAAAGCCTGACAATTTTGTTTCTTCTTCAAAAGAACGCTCAGATTTCTCTGTTTCGTATAACTCTTTGTGCTCTTCACCGTAGCGCTTGTACTCTAATCCGAACAAGGCGTTAAGGCCAGGCAATAGCTCTTTTAGGAGCTGTGAACGTGAAATAGCCATGTTTAAGCTCCTTCTTAGTTAGTTGCGCCAGCTGCTTGATAATATGAATGTACGCCGAAGTTAAACTTCACGATACAGTCAGTCTTAGCATCACCTGGAGTTGACAAAGGACCAACAACTAGATCAACGATACGCACTGCGTATGTTGAAGTGTTTGCTGGAGTTGTAGATTCCAACGCAATTGTTGAGTTACCTGTAGTAGTAGAACCACCAAAGTTAGTCAACTCAGCGTTTAAACCGATTTGTGCACGTGTAATCGCGCCGTCAGCCTGAATCTGATATAACTGATCTGGATCTTCAACAACGCGGATAGCCACGTTAGTGTAACCAGCAGAAATAGCGTTAGCAGGTAAGAAGTTTGAAAACACTTGATACTTCAAAACTGGATCTACATAGCTGCAACCTACTGCAACACCAACTAAACCACGAGTAGAAGTCGTAGGTGTAGCTGTCATAGCTTCAGGTTGACCACCAGCAGTAGCGCCAATAGTGACGACATCGCCTTTAAAAATAGCCGTTGCACTGTTTGTTGTCATCACGTAATCGCGGATTGAGCCGCCAGTAAATGATTGACCACCAATCAGGTTAATAGGCACTAGTCCGTAAGGACTTGCAGTTGTTGCCATTTAAACCTCCAAAAGTTTATTTTGAACCATTTCCAAACCCACCGCGACTGGTTGATGATTTTTTGTCAGCAAACAGAGGCATGCGGGCATCGTTGTTGCGCATGAAGCTGCTATCAACAGACTCCATTTGAGCTCTGGCTTGGTTCTCGTAATATTCTTTACGAGCCAGTACACGTTCAGTCGGGGCCTTGCACAACATAAGACCACCAATCTCTACGTTACCGTTGGTATCACCTTGCACCATTAGCTCAGGGTGGTCAACAGCCTTAACCGGCACCCAGCCGTCACGGAACTTCTGAGAGACGTTCGTGGGGTTGGCTTGGCCTAAGATCGCGGTAGCAATCCACCTATAGGTAAAACCAGGCTCCGGGGTAGGGTCAGGTAAAGTTGACGCTGGTACATATTCATATCTTGTTTCTTGTGCACGAGTATCTTGCTCGCGATTTGTGCGGTTATTAGCCATTTCTGCTCTCCAATTTTAAAACTTCGTTTGCATACTGCTCATAGGACAAATTGTATTTATCAGCAATTGCCTTTTGAGTAGGTGTTAGTTTGACAACCTTTTTAGCGCCAGTCGTTCTGGACGAAGGTGCCACAACAGTTGCAGGTTTTCTAGTTGGGGCAGATGCCTTACGGCTAGGCTCTTCCTCATTTGAGACATACATCTCAGGGAAGGTACGCTTAAGGCGAGCATCAATTTGCTCGAAATATTCGTCTTGCTGCGGGTTATACCCGTTCGCTACTAATTTCTGGTGCAGCCCGAGCGCAAAGGCTGTAACTTCTTCGTAACCTACTGCTCCAAACCACTGGTTTTTTGCCTGCCAGCGCAGTGTTCTTTCATCAAGTTTGGGAGCTTCTGGTTGCTCTGAACGTATTTGTACATCTACTTCACGTGTTTGTAAAGAGGTTGGTGCAAAATTTTTCGCACTTTCCAATTTCATCTTTGCGTCTGTCAAAGCTTCCTGCGCTTCAAGCAGTGCATCGTTGTCGTAACTATCGGCAGCTTCTTTGTACTTTCTACGCGCCATCTCAAGCTCTGCTTCAGCTTTAGCCTGTAGCGTTTCTTTGTACGTAGCCTCACCGGTCTTTACGTATTCCTTGAGTTTGCGGTTCTCATCAAGGATCTGTTGTGTAAGACGCTCGAGTTCCTGCTTCTCTCGTAACGCAGCTTCTTTAGCACGGCGCTCATCGTGACGCGCGTGTGTCAATTCCTTGATTCGGGACTGAACGCCTTTTGAATAGCTTTCAATTTCCTCATCGGTAGGGTCTTCAACCTCACGGTCTAAAGGCTTGGCCTTACGGTCTCTTTCAGGGGTGTCGTCAATAATCTCTAATTCAACATCGGTTTCAGCCGAAGTATCAATGTCAATATCGACGTTTGTATCTAAGTTCGCGTCATCCTGTTCATCAGGAAACTTGAACGGCTCTAAATCTGCCATGGTTTATCTCCTATTAAGCGCGGCTAATGCCACGAGGGTCTTGCACAACAGCCTCAACTTGATCGTCATTAATCAAGCGAAACTCCTTACCGTGGATTTTGATGCGTGTCCCGGTATACGGACGCGTCAGAACAAAGTCACCTTCTTTACACCAGGGTCCTTCAGGGAACTTGTCTGCATCTTTGTAAGCCAACGGACCTGCTTGTAATACAAACAATACAGGCGACGTAATTTCTTCCGTGCGCATGGTTTCGTCTGCTTTCAAGATACCGCTGTCGTACTTGTCATCCACATCAATCAAAACACACAAAAGCTTCCAGCCGGTTGGCTGTGGAATTTGGCGAGCTTTGACTTGTGGTTCCTGTGCTTCTACTTCTTCCGTCGGCACGTTTTTAACGCCCGGTGGCAGAATCAATTCTGACTCTGGTAGTGCGATGGTTTCACTCATCGTCGTCTTCCTTCATTTTCTCAGCGAGGTCAATTAAGTGGCGCTCTGCTAGGGCTAGACCTCGAATCACCCCACAGAGCTCTTTGTACTGCGATAAATCTGAGCACTGACCAGTCGCCACGTCGTCAGCGTAATTGTTCATGTCCTGACGAAGCTTTCCCCTCATAGCTTCGATAAAGTCCATCACTAATAAATCCATCGTTTGTTTACCTTTCTATCAATCTTTTTTTGGTTTTGGCTCAGTTTTGCTGGCAGGTTGTCTCGCTTTCGCAACATCTCCTGCTAACTTGAAGCCTTGAACTACATCTGCTGCAGCCTTCTTGCTCTTCTCAAGCTCGAGTTTCTCGCGCTCAAGATCGATTTGGTCAGCCTTAGCAGCGGCTTCCATTGCCACTTTCTTCTCTTTAATGTCGACGTCTTTCTGTTTAATCGCCAACTCTTGCTGCTGCAACTGCAACACTGGGTCTTGTGCGTTCTGCTGAGCTTGCTGCTGAGCAACCATCGCTTGAGACTGTGCCAATACCTGCGGTGCAGCCATCGCCAACATCTTAGAAACTTCTTTCTCCAAGTCCTCTGGCATCTCTTGGTCAGGCAACGGCAACTGCACGCCCATCGCAGCCTCCATCTTCTGACGGTATGCGTAACCAACGTGCTCGGCAATATGCGCAGACAAGGCCGCTTGAATAGCTTGCGCTTGCGGATTCTGCCCAATTAACTGCTGAACCAGCGGGTCTTGCATAGCTGACTGGTGAACGGCAATATGAGCCTCGTGGTCTTGATAAATGAATGCTTTGAGTGGTTTGCCCTTCAATGCGTTCATGTTTTCTGTCACGGGGTCTTTCGGCTTTTGATCGTCTTCCAAAGGGACCAACTTGTCAGCGTTCTTAATTCCCAAAACGTCCAGCATTTGCCTGTGTAATTGGGGTAAGTCGTAAATCTGTGGGGCGCTTTGTGCCAACTGAATAACGGCTTGGTACTGGACCACTCTTTGTGAAAGAGTGGCTGCGTTAGGGTCTGATACAGGCAACACATCGACCATTGAGTAGTCGGAACGTTTTGCTCGTGCACTGCCTTTTTCTGGCTCATAGTTATAGTCCTCGTCCGTGTAGTCAGCAATGATTTTGGCAAGCAGCTGCAACTCTTGTTTCAATGAGTAGTGCACGCGTGCCTGCACAGCAGACATCACTTTCAAAGTTCTTTCCAAAATAGCCAATGTCGTACCAACAGGTGCGTTGGCTGACATATCGCTAATCTTCATGTCAGAAGTAGCCGCAAAGCGACGACCTTCTTCAACAATCTTGTCCATCAAACCAGCTAAAACTGAGCTTGGCTCCTTGTATGGAAGTGGCAAGATGTTGTCTCTAATATTGCCTGACCCAAGATCGACGTCTCTAAACTCACCCGGAGCGATTGGGGTATCGTCTCCCTTGATTCGCAGACCCCTAGCCTTAAGACCACCAGGTAGATTAGAAAGAGTACCGGCATCAACCAACTGACGCATAATGCTAGTCGCACTCTTGGCGAAGCCACCGATGAGATGGAAAAGACCAAAACCGTATGCGCCATAACCTGGAATGTACTGATAATGAACAAAATGCTGTCGCTTAAGTTTAAGTGGATCATCTTCGTTCCAGTTTCTGCGGATAGATAAAATATCATTAGTACCGCGCACCATTGTCACTACGTATGGCAACGCAATACCTGTCTTTTCACCATCTTCTTCGTCTTCAAAACCTGGCAAGTCCAAGTCAACGTGAATCTCATACACTTCAAAACGATCGTCGTAACTAGCGTTGAAGCCTGTTTCCTTGTCTTTCTTGTCCTGAATATCTGACTTGAACTTCTGCGGTTCGCCCAACTCTACGTCCATGTAGAAGCCGGCGTGCATCAAACGGTTCAACTCGTTTTTAGTTTTACGCATGATGTGTGTCACACGTGGCGAAGCCATAATCTCGCTTGTGCCGTAAGGAATAATGATGTCTTCAGCAGGAATAAACACAGACACCTGGCGACCTAGACCTGGGTCAAAGTACACTTTCTTGAACGCTGAACCGGCTGATGGCAAGTTCCACAACATGCGCTCGTGTTCATTACGGAACTCAGGCATTTTCTCTGTTAGTTGGTAGTTCATGTCTTCTTCAACACGTACCGCTGCCTGCTGTTTAGCTGGAGTCTCTTTACCAACAATCTTTGTGCGTACAGGCCCCTTGGCTGGGAATGTCTCCATGATGGTTTCTGACTGGAAGCGTACAACTGCTTCCGTAATCATCGGGTGGAACACACCGCAAGCGCCATCCCATGGTTCTGTGCGCTCTTCAAACTTCAAGCCAAGGAGGGTGATACCGTCCTTGTACATATCTTCCCAATCTTTACGGGCAGCTTTGTCGTCGTTAATGCTGCCTTCCAAATCACCCGCCAACTCTTGCAAGTCGCCTGGGTTCATGTCTTCCGCTAAGTTCTTATTGAACTCATCTTCGGGCATCGCATCTGGGTCAATCTCAATCTCCATGCCATCCATACCGATGGTCACTGATTCTGGGTCCTCAATCTCGATCTCGATATCAGGTTCCTCGTTACCCACAATGGCCTCGAGTCCTTGTGGTGCCTGATACAGTCCTTTATCTACTGGCATTTTCTATCCTTAATAATACGCCGCACGTCTGCGGCGGTAGGCCAATGGCTCGTCAGCCATATCGCTATCTAAGTTAATAAACCCGCCTTGGCGGTAGCGCAATAGCGCTTGTGTGCAAGTATCCACGAAGTCGTCGTGTTCGCCAACAGGAAACGCTGCAATTTCTTCAATTACGTCTCGTGCCCACCTCGTGTCTGGTGCCCAGACTTTGCCAGAAGCAAACAAGTCGCTGACCGCGTTGAGACGCGCAATCTTGTCGTTACCTCGGCTGGGGGTGAACTCTTGGACGGGGATACCCATTCGCCGGAGCTCTTGTATAAGAGGACCACCGGCAGCTTTTTTCTCGACAATGAACGCATCAGGCTCCCACTCCTTGTAGTGTTTTAGTGCAACTGTCTTGAGTTCTGGGAACGCCATCCTGTCCTTGAAGGCATCGAGGAGTATGAGGTTCGGACTGTTGTTATCCTCCTCGTTGTACCAGACTCCCCACGTGGTGCAAGCACTATAGTCACTTGTCGTTTTCGTCTCATGCGCCGTATCCCAACTCTGAATCACATAATCACACCGAGGCGGGTCTTCTGCATCCCACACTCGCCAATCTGACCGCTTCACCAACGCCGCACTGTCCGCCGTCGGCTTCTGCATGTACTGCGCGTTCCAATATCGTGGGTCTAGTGACGCCTTTGTGTTCTTTAGTGCAGCGAGCGGCCACTGAGCTGGCCACAGCGACTTCTCGTCCTCAGTGTCCTCGTGCAGGATGGCCGGCAACTCAACTATCTCCCATGGAATAGTGTCTGGGTTTTTAATCTGGTAGTCAATGAGCCGCCCTGTCAGGTCAAGTAGTGACCAACGCGTCATGATAATTATGATGGCACCGCCCGGCATCAGACGCTGTAACGGACCGGTCTGGAACCATGACCACGCCGTGTCGAACGCCAAGCGACTGTTACTCTTTACGTCTTGTTCAGAGTGTGGATCGTCAATGACAAACAAGTCAGCACCACGACCTGCAAGAGCGCCGCCCACACCAGCGGCATAATACTGTCCGCCTGCTCCAGTAGACCACTTACCAGCCGCCTTCTGGTCATCTGCCACCATTGTTTCTGGAAAAACTTCTTTATATTCATCGCTATCAATCAAGTTACGTACCCGACGTCCAAAGTCTTCTGACAGAGACGCCGTATGTGTGCCCATAATAATCTTTTTCTCAGGGTATTTACCTAAGAAGAACGCAGGAAACAGGTAAGAGCTGAACTCAGACTTACCCATACGCGGTGCTATGTTGATAATTACGCGCTTTTTCTTGCCATCAATCACATCTTGGAAGATTTTTGCCAACCGTTTGTGGTGTGGACCCACTTTAAACCCCGGATACACCTTTCTTGCGAAGGCAATCGGGTCTGTCTGTGCCATTTTTAGCTCGTGCCGACGCTCTTTCTCTTCCAAATCACTAAGAAACTTGAGTTTTTCTTCTTTTGTCATGTGTGGCAGGGCTCTTTGCGCCGCCATCGCCTCTTCTGGAGTCAGACAAGTGAAGTCTTTTAGCTCAGTTGTCATCTTCTGCCGGTGGGTTGTCTTGCAAATCTTTGTCTAAATCAATAGCCTCTACATCAACAACGTCGGCCTTGCCCATATATTTGCCAAGCTTCTCGCGGATTCGCGCCTCTAGCTCTTCATCAGTAACTTCTGCCTTTTTAACCTCAACGCGCTCAGTAAACAGGGCCACTTCCGTGACTTTACCCAACATATCTAGCGCCTTGAGACGTATTCTGGCATCAGGATGGTCGGTCTCTTTGACAATTTTTGCCACCGCCATGGATCTAAGCTCTTCGGCCTGCTGGACAAACTGCCACTGATATTGAGAGAGCATCGCTACGCTTGAACGTACCTCTTCCGGTAGCTGCATCTGCAAGATTTTGTCTTTAGCGTCGGGTGCCTGGGTTACTAATGACTGGAATGTATCTGAAACTTTTTGTTGTTGTGCTGCCGTAAGAATCGCTTCGTCTTCTTTGGCAATCTCGGCTAGCCACTCGGTGGTGCCTATCTGTGAATTCAATGTTTCTGCTGCGGATAGTTTTGCTAACGGAACAAAGTCGCCTACGCCAGACTCTATGTCTGGCACATAATCTGCTGCCGCTGCTAAGACCAAATGATCTAACAAACTACCTCCGCTGTTGCGCCGTGGGTGTGGCGTATGTCAGGGAGTATACACACAATTCTAAAAAAGAAAACCCCTCCCTCGCAAGCTCAAAAAGAAAACCCCCCGGTAAGGGGCCGGGGGGTTAAGGGGTGGTTTCGCTCTCACACTCAACCAAGGAGACGTGCGCCAGACAAACGAAAGGAAAAGCCGACGCACAAACAGAGCTTACCAGAGTTCACCAGAATGTGTCAACGCGTATCAACGGATATCAACGAGACTCAAATAGCTGTCAAGAATTAGACAAGGTGGGGTGGAATTTTTACAAAATTTGACATGGAATTATTTTGCGGTTGTGGAATAGTGATCTATGGTCAATGCCATGCCATGCAGTTTTCGTGGGGGTCGGTGGTGGGTGGGGTCAAAACAGACGGCTTTTAACCTACGGAGTGGTAAAATTTAATCATTGGAAATCGGGGAGAAATCTCCCCAAACCAATCTGACGCCCACACAGTTTGTGGGCTTTTTTTATTGGAGTTTATTATGAACAAGACTTTTACATACACACAATTTGCCTACGCTGTAGGTGCAAACGAACGCTTGACATACGAAGCGAGCAAGGTATTCCACGAGGAATACATGGCAAACGAGGATAAGGCTTTCAGAGCAAGAATGAGAGCCGATTGGGTTGTGAGCTATGTCGCTGGCAATCTCAAGCTCTCGCAAGCCAAAGCAATCAAGGTATGCGAGATGACTAGGGTAGAACGCAACGCCCTAGACACCGAGCTTGAGAAGGCTGTGAACCGAGCAGGCAAGCAGTTCGGCTACCATGTTGTGCGAGCCGAGCAAGGCACGAGCAAGCAAACTGACCTAGTCGCACAGGCTCTTGCACTATACGCAAAGATGTCAGGCAGTCAAAAGCGTAGCTTCAAGGCTCAACTTTGATATCAGGGAGATTTCTCCCCAACAAGTTTGACAGAATTCCTGTGTGGTCGTGCAAGCGAGAGCTTTCATGGCTATTCGGTTTTCTGTCAAACATCTCTCACAAAAGGAATCAATCATGGAATCACTCGCACAAAAACTACGCAAAGCGTATGACCTAATCGCTACTGCGGATACATCAGACATAGATGCCTACTATCTAGCCGTTGAAGAAGCACAGGGCTACATAGCCGAGGCATTAGATATGGCAGACAACTTCACCAACGAATACAGGAGCTAACCATGCATCAACGAACCACAATCCAAATCATGTGGGCGAACCGCCACACGACAGACGGCAAAAGACTACACAGGTTCACACGCAAGGCAATCAACCAATCTCACAGGAGAATCAAATGAAATCATTTATCGTAGCCCACTTCCACAATGGCGTAATCATTGAGTTCAAGCGTAAGCCCAAGGCTCAAACACCACAACCACATACACTCAATGTGGCAACCAACGCAGTCAAGAAACTAAACGCCCTACTCGGGGAGGTTTCTCCCCAAGACCATTGGGCTTGCGTATCCATAGACAAGCTCGCCGAGCTAAACAAGAGGGGTTTATGGCAACAAGTTGCTGAGAAGTGATTTTGGACACTTGTCCGCTTATTATTATGCGTAGACACAACCTAATCACCCTGCGAGCCTTTCAGTATATGGCACTGTCCACTATCACACATATATTATTATATATAATAGATATAGATATATATAAATAAGTATATGTTTAAGTAGACATAGGTCAGCATTGAAAACCTTTTTAGGTTTAAAAATTCTGAAAAAAGGTAAGATATGTATACACAACTTGACCAAACCCCTATAAACTATAGGCTCGCAGGGCGTCTACATCTGTGCGTCCTCTTCATCTCAATAAGCGGACAGAAAGGTAATTTAGTGGACACTTTTTATACTGACGGGGAGGTTTCTCCCCAAGATGATTGGGTTATCACACCTGTATCCAAACACCTGACTCATGCAATGTGCGTCAAGTGTGGTGAGATTAAACCTATTGGGCGATTCAAACACAGGCTCACGCTTGAAGAAACTGCCAAGCGATTAGATAAGAACATAGCCACGACACGCATGGAAGTAAACAGTAAATACTGCACGCCATGTAGGAGAAAAGAGATACCACGCAAGAGCCTACGACAGAAGAGTCGTGATGAAATTAAGCGTGCTGTTGCGTATGGTGATTTGAATATCGTGCAAGCCAAGATAGAGATAGCCAAGCGTGATGAGGATATGAACCTCAAGAAATCAGCAGGCGTCAAGCGTAGGTGGGAACGCATACGCAACGAGAAAGCCAAGGCATACGGCAAGCAACTACAAGAACAGGTCAATCGCAAGGCGTCCTACTTTCATGCTAACAAGCACAACGGGGCAGATACTACACTCATCACCTTCGCACAGACCGACTACACCTATGCTCGCCTAGCCAAACAAACCTTAATGAGAGGCGTAGCTAGTGGGGAGGTTTCTCCCCAAACGACCAAGCTAGAAGACGCATACACATACGAGCAACGACAAGAACTACAACGGCTCAAGGCACAGATACCACATGAAATACTAACCAAGCAAAGGAGAAGGAAGTGAGCAAGCAAAAAGTAGATTGGCTATTAGTTACATTGGTGTTCGGTGGGTTATACCTGCTCGGACATTTGATCGCGTTCATTTACAGGGAGGTCGTATGTTGCTAGATACAAAGACAGGCAAGCCCTTGTCCGAGGGCATGGAGATACAACGCAAGGACTATCGTGGCTTCAAGAAACGATACAGGGTTCACGAGATACTGCCTAATGCGGTGGTTTTAATTTTAATCGGAGAATCAGCTCTCGCTAACCTATATCTCACAGTCCCTATGGCTGAGCTATCTCAATATAGCTTGGGCGTAACGTTGTTTTAACGGGGAGATTTCTCCCCAAGATGTTTCACAAAGCAGTAGACAGTTAACCACAACCAAACGAAAGGAATCATTATGTTAAGGTTAATAGATAGATATCGTGAGCTCAGAGAGCACACAGGGAACGACAGGCCTATGTCTAACCCACGTTTTGTATCTGCCATGCGTGACGAGATACGCACTAACTTGGCAGGCGGTCCTCATGCTTGGCTCAAGAATCGTGCACCATCAATGTATAGATATGGTGATGTGCGTGAGCAGTTGGAGTATGGGTTCAATGGTCATGTGGGTAGAATGACTGAGTGGGTGCATCAGCAGAGAGCCAATCGCAAAGTGTTCGGTGGGTTCATGGGCGATGCGATACGCCAAGGGGATTCAGACAGGGCGTTGGCGTTACTCAATGACCACACCAGTATCCGTGACGGCTCACGTGTTGATTGGACAGACCTGCTCAATGATAAGTTCACAGGCTACTACCACTCATGCGAGGACTGCAACACCATCACGAGTGAAGACGATGGTAGCACCACCAGCTACGACAATTGGGTGTGTCAGGACTGTCTTGACAACAACTACAGATGGTCAGACCGAGCTGATGGATACGTGACCAATGATGACTACGAAGATGAAGAGGAGGAGGACGAAGACAACGGCGTCATCGGTAGTTACCACCACAGTAAGCGTCATGTGTGCCACATACCTAGCAAGTATGACCACATAGATAAGCCTGCCGTTCTGCTTGGGCTTGAGCTAGAGATGGAGTGTAGCGACAGTTATACCCGTAGCGACAAGGCTCAAGAACTGTATGACAAGATACACAAATACAACGTCATCAATGGCAGGTCATATCCATACGCGTTCTTTGAGGAGGACGGCTCGCTTAACTATGGCTTCGAGATGGTGACTAGCTACACAGGTCTTGATGTCCATGCCGAGCAGTTGTTGGTGTTCAAGGATAACCCTGTGCGTGGGCTACGCAGTCACGACACTAGCAGTTGTGGTCTACACGTTCACGTCAGTCGTGCAGGTATGACGACATTCCATGCGTGTAAGTTGGCGTTCTTCATTCACGATAGCGGTAACCAACGCTTATTGAGAGCCGTAGCACGTAGGTCTAACAGTCGCCATGCCAAGATGGTCAACAAGAAAGCGGATTCACAATGGATACGCAATGCCAAGGTTGATGGTATCCAACGCTTGAATGACGACAGGTATGAGGCGGTCAACTTTCAGAATGGCAACACCGTTGAGTTCCGTCTGTTCAAGGGCACGCTACGCTACGAGTCAATCATGGCGTGCTTGGAGTTCTCATACATCACATGGTTCTTCGCTCGTGATATGGGTGTGACTGAGCTGACCGAGGATAAGTTCCTTGAGTATATCTGTCAGCCAAGCAAGCTCAAGCACACTAAGTTCTTGCGTGACTACTTGCGGTCTAAGAACTTCAGCCTACCTATCAAGGACAGACAACCCAAGCAAGATGCAGTTGAAGTCTAACGGGGAGGTTTCTCCCCAACACGTTCTCACAAACAAACGAAAGGAAATACTATGTGCTTATTAGTTACACAACCTGCTAACGCCCCTGCTCTCACAGACGCATGGCTCTCTGACTTCTACTCAGCTAACGCTGACGGCGTGGGTGTGATGTATGCCCAAGACGGCGAGCTTGTCGTTGAGAAGATACTGCCTGTTGATGAGAAGGACTTCATTCACTTCTACCGCAACCACATTGAGGGTAAGGAATGTGCGTTCCACCTACGCATGAAGACGCATGGCAATATTGACATGGAGAACTGCCACCCATACGAGGTGTTGAATCATAGCGAGCATGGCATCAGCTTATGGCTCATGCACAACGGCGTGCTGTCTACGGGTAATGACGCTGACACTACTAAGTCAGACACATGGCACTACATTCGTGACTACCTCCGCCCTATGCTGACTGACAACCCTGAGTTTGCGTTTCACCCTGCGTTCGCAGACATTGTCGGTAGCCACATCGGTAGCAGTAACAAGTTCGTGCTGATGGACAACAACGGCAGACAAGTCACAGTCAACGAAGATGCAGGCGTCTATTGGGGTGGGCTATGGTTATCCAATACCTACGCATGGTCAGCAAGTAAGTCAGCTACCAAGGACTTCAACCCTGACTACGAGATCGCAGTTGAGCAGGTCAATGAGACGCCGACCAAGTATACGTATTCATACAAAGGCGGTTATGGGTATGGCACGTATGGCAAGGGGTATGGCTACTCAGGCACATGGGACAACGATGACTACTATGACGACCCTGTCGGTGGCTACGTTACATCTAAGGTAGGTCAGAACTACGCTGATGAGATAGCGGTGCTTGAGATGGAGGTTGATGATGTCAGCACGCAGTTTGGTATCGCAGGTATGACACGTGCTGAACGATTCAGTCGCCGTCAGATATGGAACTTCATTGATAAGTTTGGCTTTGACTCATGGCTTGACGTTGCATATATGTTGATTGATACGGACATTGATGAGGACGCATACATCAAGCTGATGTCTGACTTTGCGTATGCACGTGAGATGTTTCCGTTCCTGATTAAAGAAGAGCAGAAGCTTGCTCGTGGTGAGTGGTTGAACTAAGAAAGGAGTTGTATGTTTGAAAACGATGGCAATACCAAGTTTTTCTTGGACAGCGAGGAGGTGACGTGCGAGAAGTTCAATGACTTCTACTACGCCCACGATACGGGGTGGTGTGAAGACGTTGACGAGTATGGCACGCTACGCCTAACTATTTTTACTGATGATGCAAACTAACTGAAAGGAAATTGTATGACTAACGCAGAAGTATTCTTAATCGCATGGGCGGTAGTGGCTACCTTGTTGGCGGTGTATTACCAACAGAAACACAAACAAGTTGAGATGAAGTATGACAACACAGGCAACCTACTATGTGATGTTGTGGTGGGTGATGTCAAGCCTAGAAAGAACAACGAGGGCTTTTGGGTTGTAGAGAATAGCCACACACGCATCGTATTTAAACGCAGAGAAATGGAGCTTTAATATGGATACATCAACACTAGTAACAGGCGTATCAGGTGCAGTATACGCACCCGTGGATACATCACCGCAAGCAACCGCAGTCAATCAAGCAATGTCTTTGATTCAGGAGGGGCTGGCTCAACTTACTACACTCATCAACTCTTTAGACAAACGCATCGGGGAGAATCCTCCCCAAAATGTAGATTTGCAGACAACTGTGGATTTGGTGTTGCATCAGTCTACTTGGTTTGATAACAAGGTCTCTGAGTTTCTCAAGAGCAAAGACGACCTCATTGAGAACGTCATTGAAGATGTTGTGCGTGACCGCATGGATACTGCCGTCAATGACTGGTTCAACAACGAGTTCCAACTGAGTGACTACGTAGATATTGAAGACTTAGTCAAAGAAGTTGTGGAGGAGAAGTTACGCCGAGCAACAATAACTGTGGATATATAGGAGGTAATATGCCAAGCACATGGGGCTACTATCGTAGCCTAGAATCAGGTGAAGCTGAAGAGCTCACCGAGCAGAACGGACACCCTTGCGTTGAGGGCGAGTTCTACTGCACAAACGAGTATGGCGATACGCCTGCGTGGGTAGAGATTACCTTTGCTGACGAGGGCGTGCTCATGATGAAGATGGCTAGAGGTTTAGTCAACGACATCAAAGAATTCCAAGCGATACAGATGAGTGCCGATGACATTGGGCTCAGCATCAATATCAGCGAGGAGTGGGGCAACCATTCAGGCGTGCGTCTCAAGATATACGGCAAGCACGCATGGATTGAGGTATTCGCCAAACACACTAGCGAGATGCTAGAGATAGATGTATCAGAGCAAGTTAAACACATTATCGGAGGATAAAATGACTTTACTTTACAACGTAGCACACGAGCACTTCAACAAGACCAAGAAGCCACCACGCAGTAAGCACTACACAGAAGTAGAACGCCCGTTGCGTAGGGTTAACGAGAACCACATCAAGCTAGTCAAAGAGCCACACAGTTATGTATATAGATTTCTTGGGCATGACGCGGTGCGTGCATACGAGCCTGACGAGAACGGCAACTACCAAGTGTGCGTCATGTATGACGGCTACTATTCAACCGACAACTACATGGGTCAGTTCTGTGGTGTTTACTCTAACTGTGCTGTTGAGACAGATGATGGGCGTATGGTGCGTCTGCCACTCAACCACCACTACAAACAACAAGACAAAGACTTTACTGCGGTATTGATGTTCAACTCCAACGGCAAACTTATTGTTGATCAATCATGGCACGCCGACATCTACAAGAAGCAGTCCAACCAAGCTGACAAAGATACACGCAAGTTCATCAAGCAACGTATTGAGGCACTCGTTACGCTTCAGATGTTCAAGATGCCGTCATTCAAGGCAGGTGTAAAGATTGACTATCGTGCAGGTAGACCATTCGGCTACAACTATCTAGACATCAACACACAACGCACGCTAATCACTAGCTTGAAGACAGGTGATGCGGTTGAGTCAGAGGAGTTCGTTACGGCGTTCGATACGCTATCGCAACACGCTTTCAACAATTTGGTAAGCAAGCGTATCTACGATACCTATGGCTCTAAGGGTTTCTTCTCATCATGGAACGCACGTAGTAACCCCAACCACCAAGCTGAGATTGATGCTTTACACAAACCTGTTGTGGAGAACGTAAGCACCGATGACCTGAAGACTGTGCTTGAACGCAAGGTCTTGTCTCTGCTCAATCTGAATCAGGGTTCGGACTTTGTTGCACTGCCACAATTCATGGAGTCGTTACCGACTAAGTTTTATTTGCAAAATAAATAAGAAAGGGGGTTGTCAAACATTTGATTCGGTCGTATTATTAGTAGTAAATAACAAGTATTAGTAGTAACTCTCACAACACAACGAAAGGAAGTCATATGAAAGTGGTCAACTTTAACCAAGGCGTATCCGCCATCAAAGCGTGGGGTGCTAAACGCACTATCGTTTTCCAAGGGGAGAATGGTATTGGCAAGACAGCATTGCACCATCACATAGTCAAAGACCCGTTCTTTGCAAATCACATTGCGATTAAGCCTATCGATTGCACGCAGTTGTCTGACGGCTCTGTTTGGATGCCCGACATTGACAAAGAACTAGGCGTATCACGTGAGCTACCCAACGAACGCTTGGGTGTAAGCAAGCTCAACCAAAAGGGTGTCAACGGCAGTCGCCCTGTCATTATTTTCTTAGACGAGATTGCCAAAGCACGCCAATACATCAAGGACATTCTCGCCCCTATCGTCTACGAGAGACGCGTTGGTAACTATGAGTTGCCCGAGGGTAGCGTGGTGTTCTGTGCAACCAACCTTGACTGCGAGGGATTGGGCGACAACATTCAGGCTCACTTGCGTAGCCGTCTAACATTCATGCAACTACGCAAACCAACGCAACCTGAGTGGAAAACTTGGGCGATCAACGTAGGTATTGCACCCGAGGTCATCGCTTGCACAGAAGAACACCCACAATGGTTTGATTCATTCCTTGACTACGAGCCTAACGGAAAGTATTACGGGCGTAGCCTAGAGAAAGACAACCCACACATCTTCAACCCACGTGGTTCACAGGAGTCATACGTCAACCCACGTAGCTTGCATGCGGTATCCGATATCGTGTATGAACGCGAGCTTGTGGACAACGAGACATTCGTATCAGGTATGGTCGGCACCATCGGTGAGCCCGCGGCTGAGCTACTCAACTCATTCATCAAGTTCGGTGATGAGACGCCTGCATACGCTGACATCGTGGCTCGCCCTGACTCATGCCCTATCCCGTCTAACCCTGTGGCTCAGATTATTACGACTCTCAAATGCGTTACACAGACTAACAGTCGTGACGAGGCTGAGGCGGTTAGCGAATACATCATGCGTATGCGTAAGGAGATGCAGTCTATGTTCTGCAACAACGTGGCTAACTCCGCACGTGCAGGCACCTTCATCACAGTCAACAACTTCAAGAAGATGATTGGCGACAACGCTATCTTCTTTTCAACCAAGTAAGGGGGTCATATGAGTAAGACTTGGAACAGTATGTCATTGCCCGACCGAATCACTGGCGTGCACGTTGACATCTCTAACAACAAAATCTTTGCAGGTATGTCAGGCTATACCTATATCGGTGACGTAAAGGTTGACGATACACCAACGGCTTGCACCAATGGTCGTGACGTGCGGTATGGTGCTGACTTCATCAAGGACATGACACGCAAGCAATTACGCTATCTTGTTCTGCATGAGAACCTACACAAAGCCCTGCAACATTGCACTAGCTACCTCGAGGTGGTCAAGCAACACCCACAACTCTCAGGCATGGCTATGGACTACGTAGTCAACGGCACCATTGAAGAGATGGATAGCACGTTTGAGTTTGTAGAACGCCCTACCAACATACCGCCACTTGTTGACGCCAAGTATTTCGGGTGGTCATTCATTGAGGTGCTACGTGACTTGCTTAAGAACCCACCCCCTGATGGTGGTAGCGGTGGTCAGCTTGACGAGCATCAGATGGGCGAGCTTACTGATGCCGAGGTTAAAGAAACACAGCAACAGTTGATCGATGCCCAACACCAAGGCGAGATACTTGCTAAGAAGTTGGCAGGTCGTGAGTCTAAGAACGATGTGCTCAGCCGTGCGGTGCAGAAACGCGATACTAATTGGCGTCAGCATATGCGGACATTCATTACTCAGATTTGTGAGGGCGATGATATGTCACGCTTTGTGCCACCCAACAAGCGTCTGCTACCTGCAGGATTCATCATGCCTAGCCATTTCTCTGAGGCGACTGGCGAGCTTATCGTAGCCTGCGACACATCAGGTTCTATGGAGGGTGTATACCCCCTAGTGTTTGGTGAGATTGCACGCATCGCTGAGAACGTCATGCCTGAGTCTGTGCGTCTGCTCTGGTGGGACACAGAAGTTTGTGGCGAGCAAGTGTTCAAGCCTGCCGACTACCGCAACATCGCTAACGCCTTGAAGCCTAGGGGTGGTGGCGGAACTTCACCGCAATGTGTTGTAGACCACATTGCCAAAAACCAATACAAGCCTCGTGCCGTTGTATGGTTGACCGATGGTTATTTAGATGGGTCAGCTACCGACACAGGTTTCCCTGCATTGTGGGGCGTTGTTGACAACGACCACTTTGTTCCGAGCAAAGGTAAAGTTGTTCGGATTTATTCTCACTAATCAAATGAAAGGTAACAAAATGAACGATATCGAAAAGAAAGTATTAGGTAACATGGAAAACGCTTTGAAAGCGTTGAAGTTGAAGTATGCAATCATCGACAGCGATGGTGAAGTGCATGGCGATTTGGAAGTAGTTGTTCCAAAGAAACGCAGAGGTTCTGTCTACGGGCATGGCGTTATGTCTAACTACATCAAGCCATACTTCAACACATTCCTTGACAACACAAGCAAGACTATCCCTGCAGGTCAGTATGACGTAGAGATTGTTCGTGGTTCAGTATGCAACATGGCAACTAAGTTGTTCGGTGCAGGTAACTACAAAACAACCCTAACAAACGATCGAAAAGGTGTTGTGGTTACACGCTTGAACAAAGACGTAGCGGCTTTCTTAAAAGACAGCACAGTTGACGACATGTTCTCTTTTGAAGAGATTGAAGTGCCACAACGTCAACCACGCACGCTCTTCCGTTAACACTCTCACAAACAAACGAAAGGAAAACTTATGACAAGGTATAACATCGACACATGCGCTATGTTGGTGGAGTTAAGCATATCCCAATGGACGGCGCGCAAACTAGATAAGTCTACGACAGATGAAGTCTTAGCCAACAAGCAGGCAGGTGACAAGGGCGCCGCCCGAGTAAACAAACATCTGCTTGCAGGTAGGACAGAACTTGAAGTTATCAACCAACACGTTGGTCAGGTGCGTGATTATGTTTACAGCAACACGTTGCCATGGAGTGACTCAGGTATCCGCCTACTGCCTACGGCTAAGTTCATGGAGTTCACAACCACAATCAAGGACATGGAAGATAGGTTCTTTGAGTTGGTCAACGACTTCGTAACAATCTATCCGACGCTTATCACCGCGCAAGCTATGGCTCTTGGCAATATGTTTAACAGAGCTGACTACCCTGACCCTAGCGATTTAAACCATCGTTTCAAGTTCAACATCAACTACATGCCTGTGCCAACCGCAGGTGATTTCCGTATTGATGTGGGTAACGACGCACAGAAGGAGCTACAGGATAAGCTATCCAAGCTTGCAGAGGAACGCGTAGACCACGCCATGCATGACATCAAGGCACGTCTCAAGGAACATTTAACGCGTATGTCTGACAGGCTGGGTAGCGATATCGTGGCGGGTGAAATCAAACCACGTAGATTCCACGACTCGTTGCTAGAAACTGCACATGAGTTATGTAACCTATCCCGTGATTTGAACCTGACCAATGACTATGATTTGGAGCAAGCACGCTTAGCGTTGCAGAGTGCCATTCGTGGTCTAGACGTCAAGGACTTGCGTAAGGATATGCCGACACGCAACGACACCAAGGCTCAGGTCGATGACATATTGTCTAAGTTTTCTTTTTGAGGAGGGCGTATGCCTAAATGGAATGTGATGATGACTACTGCTGACTACATTGAAGTAGAAGCAGAAACCCCTGCCGACGCAGAGATGCAAGCGTTCGGTATGTATAAACGCGGTGAGGTTCGCCCTGAGCACCCTATCTTTATGTGCGAGAAGGCGGATTTAATTGAGGAGGACGAAGATGCGTAAAGGATTTGCACAAAACTTCTACGGTGCTATCAAACTTCTTGGGGAGGAACAAGAGTTACTACACTCATCAGCTCCAAAAAGTAAATACCGTGGCGTAATTAGCCCTGAAATGTATGCGCAACTGCGCGCACGTAACGACGCGCGTATCAAGCGCACGCTACAAGAGATGGGTAACAAGTGGCTCTGCCACCCTGACAACTACGTCAAACGTAAAGACGGAAAGGTATACAAATGAACGAGATCAGACCAGGCTCAGCCATGGACACACGTGCGCCATTCATGTTCTTGCATAGGGTACAGAATGAAAACGTCATAGAAATCAAAGCGGCTATGGATAGCTTGCTTGAGGTGCTACGCCACTTTGTTGACATGACGGCAGACATATCAACCAGTCAAGACAATGACGGCGAACACACAGACATCAAGATTGTTATCCAAATCAAGGGGGTAAGATGAAAGACGTTTGGGTGGAGAAGCTACGTAACTTCTTGACTGTGTTGTTGATTGGTTTTGCTATCGGCAGTATCGTGACCAACGCTACATACACATATCAGATACAGAAAGACTGCGAACTGATGAAACAGTTTCGTGTAAACAACTTAGCCTACACATGCATGGTGAAGTGATGGAATGGGCTTTCTTAGTTTGTTTGGTGGTAATCATTTACCGCCTTGAATGTATCTTAAAGGAACTACGTAAATGATGCACTGCAAAGAATGTGGCGAAGGGCGTCTACTCACCTTTGATACACGATACTATCAACAGAACACCGATTGGGTTCAACGCAGACGTAAATGCGAAAACTGTGGGGCTAAAATGGTTACTTTAGAAATACCACGTGACGAACTTGGTTGGGAGTATGAAGATGTACCTGATTAAAGATGAAGACGGCGAGATTATGCGCAAGGTTCACCGCAAGGAAGAAGCCGAGCAAATAATTAAGAATCGGGAGGGGTGGCGCTACGTTTACGTAGCCGAGCCCCGTAAAAAACCTATTAACTTTGATGACTTTGAAGAGGCACCATTTTGAAAACAGAAGAAATCGTAGCAATGATGCGTGAGAACGCAGCACTATGTAACCTAGAAACAGAGGTGATCCTAGCGCTTAAGGCGAACGCAGTAGGTGACCAAGAGATGTTGCAGAGACAGATTGTCAACATCATGGTTTGTTTACAACGACTTGATGACATAAGGAGACGCAATGACACCCGAAGCCAAAGTGAAGAAGAAGGTAGTTGATGTTATCAAGAAACACAAGGCTTACTATTTTTACCCCGTTACTGGCGGTTTTGGTAGGAGTGGCATCCCTGACATTATTGTTTGCCATTACGGCACTTTCCTTGGTATTGAATGTAAAGCAGGTAGTAACAAGCCTACGCCGTTGCAGCTTGCCGAGATGGAAAAAATAGTCAATGCGGGTGGGTACGCCTTTACCGTTAATGAAAACAGTATCGACATCGTTGAAGAGATGTTGACTTTTATAGGAGAAAATCGTGGACAGCAAAGACCAATTACTTGAGCGTGTGCAAAGCGCGATCAAGTTATGCGAACCTGACGGCTCAGAGTATTCAGCCGTCATGCTAGTGGTTAACAACGAGTCAGGCTCAGTCAAGATATTTGGTTTGAATATCGATGAGCTTGATGTGCCTGTGTTACTAGCAGAAGCCGCCGCAGAAATTGGCGGTCGCATCACCGATGAGTACGAAAACCGAACACTTAACTAGAAAGCGCCTGTGATACCTTTTGATCAAATCATGGTCGTAGACTTTGAAACGCGTTGGGCTAAGAAAGACTACACGCTATCAAAACTAACGACCGAGCAGTACATACGAGACCCTAGGTTCAAAGCCTTTGGTATGGGTTGGAAGTGGATAGACGGCGACGAGACAACGTGGGTTAGTCATGACGACTTGCCTGCGTTCTTTGAATCTATTGATTGGAGTCGGACGGCGGTGCTTGCGCATAATGCTCAATTCGACGTAGCCATTCTGTCGTGGATCTATGGAGTAAAACCATCGTTCATCTTTGACTCACTCTCTATGGCACGTGCCCTACGCGGTGTAGAAGTAGGCAACAGCTTAGCTAAACTTGCTGACCACTACGGGCTACCGCCCAAGGGTGAGGCAGTCAATAGCTCTGATGGGCTTGACGAGTTGGCTTATGAGATAGAGCAAGAACTTGCTGACTATTGCAAGCACGACGTTTATCTATGTGAAGAAGTTTTTAAAAACTTGATGCATGAAGTTGAGGGCGGGTTCCCACGCAAAGAGCTTGAGCTGATTGACATGACGCTGAAGATGTTCACCAACCCTGTGCTTGAGTTAGATGAGGAAATGTTGCATGAAGCGATTAAGGACGAGAAAGAAAAGAGGGAAGCACTCTTGGCTAAAGTTGGGATTGAGGAAACTGCGCTTGCAAGCAACGACAAGTTTGCATCTGCGTTGCTTGAGCTTGGAGTTACGCCACCGAAGAAAATTAGCAAAACGACAGGTAAAGAGGCATATGCGTTTGCCAAGAACGACGCGCTATTCCAAGCGCTACTCAATTCCGATGATGAAGATGTATCGCTTATCTGTGAGGCGCGTCTCAAAGTTAAAAGCACGCTTGAACGCACACGAGCACAACGCTTTGTTGACATTTCGCAACGAGGTACGCTACCTGTTCCACTTAACTACTACGGCGCCCACACCGGTCGTTGGTCAGCAAGCAAGGGCTCGGGGCTTAATCTTCAGAACCTCAAGAGGGGGTCATTCCTACGTAAAGCTATCTGTGCGCCGAACGGTTTTTCGCTCGTGGTTTGCGATCTTGCGCAGATCGAGCCTAGAGTCTTGGCATACCTCGCGGATTACTCAGGTCTACTCGAAATATTTTCGTCGGGCAAAGACGCATACTCGCAGTTCGGCGCGCAGATGTTTGGAATCCCAAATCTATCTAAAGAGACCCATCCTGACCTCCGCCAATCAGCTAAGTCAGCTCTACTAGGGTGTGGTTACGGTATGGGTTGGGCGTCATTTGCGGCGCAGCTATTGACAGGTTTCTTGGGTGCTCCTCCAACCAGATACGATAAAGCTTTTGCTAAACAACTTGGTGTATCAGCAGGTGATATAGAAAAGTTTGTATCTTGGGAAGTAAATCTACAGAAGCTACACGCTATTCCGCACACCTGCACAGAGCAGGAGTTGTTGATTCATGCGTTAGCAACGCAGGCTATCATTATTAAGTATCGTCAGGCGGCACAACCCGTCGTAGCATTTTGGGATATGTGCAACGAGCTTATCAACGCTAGCCTAGCTAAAGGTAAACCATACACATACAAATGCCTGACATTTGATAAAGAAAGAATAGTCTTGCCAAGTGGGTTAGCTTTGAGGTATCCTGCTTTGGCTGGCAAGGCTGATGAGAAAGGTCGAGTCCAGTGGTTCTACGGCGAAGACGAAAAGAAACTGTATGGCGGTAAGCTGACAGAAAACATCGTACAAGCCGTGGCTCGGTGCGTCATGACAGATGGTATGTTGCGGATACAGAAGAGGTATCCGTGTGTATTGACCGTGCATGACGAGGTCGTTGCGCTAGTCCCTGACAATGAGGCTGAAGAAGCTGAAAAGTGGGTCTTGGCGCAAATGGTCATGGAACCAAGCTACATGAAAGGGATTCCGCTTGATGCGGAAAGTAGTTTCGCTAAACGCTATGGAGATGCAAAATGAAGATACCAAAATCAGTCAAGGTCGGTAAGACCAAGATACTTATCAATCAACCTGTCAGTCTTATGGTTGGTCGTACCCCATGCAGGGGTAGTTTCAATCGTGCCGATGACACCATCGAAGTTGCCAAGAAAGATATTGACGGCGACAGCTACAGCGCAGCACAACGCGCCGAGACTTTTTGGCATGAGCTAACTCACGCTATTCTGCACGACATGAAGAGTGGGCTCAGCATGAACGAAGAGTTCGTGACTAAGTTCTCCAAGCGTCTAGACCAAGCTATCAAAACGGCGGAGTTTAAATAAAAATGACTGATAACGAACTTGCTGACTTGCTTGAGGAAGTCAATAAAGAAACAGGTAGACGCGCCATACGTGTGTTTGACCACGCAAAAATCTTATTAAGAAAGTTACAAGAGCGACAGCAATGGCAACACCTAACAGAAGATGAGATTAAAGAAATCATTGGGGGTTATGGTAATGAGGGCGGTATCGGTGGTTACACCCGTGAACTGTTTGACAAAATTGAAGCAAAGATAAGGGAAAAAAATGAAAGAAGATTTTGAAGAGTGGGCTAAAGGTAAAGTAGCATTAGACCACTACAACACAGACTACGCTAACCTTGAAGCACAGATTGCATGGAAAGCTTGGCAACGTGCTTGGAACATCGCCATTAGAGCGCAAAGGCAAAGAGATGAAGAAGAGATTAACGCCCTTCGTCACAAGATCAACGCCGCAATGGCAGTATTGGGGGCAAGCATAAAATGACAGTTAAATGGAGTCACTCGGCGTTAAAAGACTACGAAGGTTGTGCAAGGCGGTACCACGAAGTCAAGGTTCTGAAGAACTACCCGTTCAAAGATACCCAAGCAACGCTATACGGCAAGGAAGTGCACAAAGCCTTTGAGGATTACATCAAGGACAAGACACCTTTACCACAACATCTTTTGGAGCACAAAGCTCTGCTAGACCAGCTCAACGAAAAAGCAGGACGCAAACTAGCTGAGCATGAGATGGGCGTCAAGGAAGACCTGACACCGTGTGGGTTCATGGACGCGGACGTTTGGGTGCGTGGTATTGCCGACCTACTCATCATTGATGACGATGGGCTCAAGGCTTGGGTGATTGACTACAAGACAGGCAACGACAAATACCCTGACCGAGATCAACTGATATTGATGTCTTTGATGGTGTTTGCGCACTTCCCACACATTCGTCAAGTTAACTCTGCTCTTTTATTTGTAGTGAAAAACAGTATGGTTAAGCATAAAATGACGATAGATGAAAGAGACTTTCATTGGTGGCGTTACAGGGAGCGGGTAGCTAAGCTAGCTAACTCCTTTGCCAACAACGTATGGAATCCGACTAGCACTCCGCTATGTAATTGGTGCGATGTCAAGACCTGTGAATTTAACCCTAAACATTAAGGAACTACACTCATCATGCCTTCTTCACCAAACTACAAGCGTAACGTCAAAGAAGAATACGAAAACTATGGCTCCAAGCCCGAAGTTAAAAAGCGCCGTGCTCAGCAAAACAAAGCTAGACGTATGCTTGAACGTGAGGGCGTGGTAAGCAAGGGCGACGGTAAAGACGTTGACCACAAGAAACCATTAAGCAAGGGCGGTACAACGACACGCAGTAACTTGCGAGTCAAGTCGGCAAGCGCAAACAGATCGTACAAGCGCAAGTCCGACGGTTCGATTAAATAAGGGTAATTAACCAAGGAGAAACGAATGGGAGCAATTAAACAAATGCAGCTTGAAGAACTAGAAGATGCGCAACAACAACTTGTGTCGCAGAATCAACAGTTATTACACAGGATGTCTCAAGGGCGACAACCTCTACGCATGCCTACGGCTAACCCCTACGAGCATGATTTGGTAGGCAACGCGCCTACTGAAGACGAGCTTAAAAACGGCGCAATGATCGCATCAATCCCTGAGTTAGTTGACATGTGGGTTATTCGGTTTGGCGATGAATGGGTCAGCGAAGACACAATCAAAGAAGATAGGTTTTGGGTGCTTGCGTTGCTACGCCTGTACGGCGTAGACCGAGTTGAGAAGATGCAACTATTTAACCAATTCAAAAGCGTATACAAGGTTATCAAGTAATGCAGATAGTTGACAATAAAGCGCTCTTGTTTAGAACAAGAACGCCGGAGAAATACTCCGTCATTCCTAAGAGCAGAGTCGTTGGTGAGAACGACGGTGTCTATGAAGTAGCCGTGTATTGGGGTTTAGATGAAGTGCGCGTCTTGCGCAACCTAGGTGTTAAGAACCCACCGTCCCCAATCACCGCACGTTACGACTGGCCGGGCAGGCACAGACCGTTTGCACATCAGATGGACACCGCATCATTCTTGACTTTGAACCGCAAGGCATTTGTGTTTAACGACCCTGGGACAGGTAAAACTTTATCTGCGTTGTGGGCGGCTGATTATCTGATGCGTGTTGGTCAGGTACGTCGGTGCTTGATTCTATGCCCTCTGTCTATCATGGACGACGCATGGATGAGTGGTATCGGCAAGAGCATCATTCACAGGTCAGCAATCATTGCGCATCACTCCCAAGCGTCTCGGCGTATTGAGATGGTGCAGGGCGACTACGAGTTTGTAATCGTGAACTACGATGGTTTGAACCTCATCGCTGACGAAGTTGCGGCTGACGGGCGCTTCGACCTCATAATAGTTGACGAAGCCAATGCATACAAGAACCCAACGACCAAGCGTTGGAAGTCGCTGAACAAGATTGTAAAAGGCGACACCCTGTTGTGGATGATGACGGGAACCCCTGCATCGCAGTCACCTGTGGACGCTTATGGTTTAGCTAAACTTGTTAACCCAAGTGGTGTGCCTAAGTTCTACACAGCATGGCGAGACAAAGTCATGAACAAGCTGACGCAGTTTAAGTGGGTGCCCAAGGGCGATGCTCAGCAGAAAGTCTACGACGCACTGCAACCTGCCATACGCTACACCAAGGAAGAATGTACCGACTTACCACCTGTGCTTACCGAGACACGCGAAGTGCCGTTGACTCCACAACAGAAGAAATACTACATGTTGTTGAAAGAGAAGATGCTCATCAGCGCGGCAGGTGAGACTATCACGGCAGTAAATGCGGCGGCTGGGGTCAGTAAGTTGCTACAAATATCGGCAGGTGCTGCCTACACAGATGGCCTAGAAGTAGTAGAGTTTGATTGCTCACCACGATTGAATGTGCTACTAGAAGTATTGGAAGAAACCAGTCGCAAAGTGATTGTGTTTGCGCCCTTCCGCCACAGTATTGACACCATCACCAATCACTTGATCAAACACGGTGTGGCGGCTGAAGTTATTCATGGCGACGTGTCGGTAAATAAGCGCACAGATATTTTTAAGCGCTTTCAAACTGAAACAAACCCACGAGTTCTAGTAGTTCAACCACAAGCGGCATCACATGGCGTAACGCTGACTGCGGCCGATACTGTGGTGTTTTATGGACCGGTTATGTCTGTCGAGACCTACCTGCAGTGTATTGCGCGTGCTGACCGTATTGGTCAGGATTCCACCAATGTGACTGTGATACACTTACAGGGTAGTGAGATAGAAAAACGTATGTTCTCTCAACTTGAAAAGAGGGTTGAGGGCCATGACCTATTGTTGAGTCTCTATAAGGAAGAGCTCGGCAAATAGTGAAAACCCTAGTTAGGGTTGCATTTGCATCTTTGCTGTTGTAAAGTATTTGACATAAGGAGAAAGTATGACAAACGAAACAGTACCGCTAGATAAGCTAGCCAAGGTATATAGAAAGATTTCTTCGCGGGTTCAAGAACTCACGCAGGAATACGAAACTCAGATTGAAGAGCTCAAGGCTCAACAAGATGAAATCAAGAATGCTATGAAAGACCAAATGCTTGCGCTTGGTGTGGGCTCTGTTCGCACTGACGGCGGCACGATAACGCTTTCACAGAAGACGCGCTATTACACAGACGATTGGGATTCGTTCAAGTCATTTGTTGTAGAGCACGACGCCTTAGACTTGTTTGAAAAGCGCATCGCGCAAAAGAACATGGCTTTGTTTTTGGAGGAGAACCCCGGAAGCGTACCGGCGGGGCTCAACTCTTTGAGTGAATACACGGTAACCGTACGCAAACCAACCAAGTGAGATTGAAATGCAAAAAATAGCAATTACAGAAATGGAAGTTGAGCAGATGTTTCGTAGCGCCGTAATGGCGCGCGGCAGTCTAGGTCAGCCTAGCATGGAAGGCGTAGTTGAAACAGAACTTGATTACGTCATCAGTATTTTAGAAAGAGAAGCAATGAAATTAGTTAAAGAAAAGGAAGCAGTATGAGCGAATTAGCCGTTTTTAACCCAACCCAACTCCCTGCCTTTGCTCGCAAAGGCGAATTGTCTGACTTGGCTCGTAGCCTTGCAGGTGGTTCAACTTCAACAATGAAGCGCATCTCTACCAAGGGCGGTGTATTCCGTTTGATCGCCGGTGGTAAAGAAGTTGCTGCAATCGACGACCGTCATCTTGACGTAGTTATCGTACAGGCTGCCCCCAAAATTAGCCGTACATACTATTCAGGAACGTACGAAGAAGGTTCAGCATCTGCGCCTAATTGTTGGTCTGCTGACGGTGAAAAGCCTGACGCTAGCGTGGAAGAGCCACAATGCTCTAACTGCGCGTCCTGCCCACAAAATGCTAAGGGCTCAGGTCAGGGAGACTCACGTGCTTGCCGTTTCTCACAACGTCTTGCAGTAGTTTTAGCCAACGACATTCATGGCGATGTTATGCAGTTGAACCTAGCCGCCACATCAATCTTCGGTAAAGAAGAAGGCGACAAGCGTCCATTGCAAGCCTATGCCCGTTACTTGGCGGCACAGAGCATTAGCCCTGAGATGTTGGTTACCCGTTTGCGTTTTGATACAAAGGCGGCGGTGCCTAAGTTGTTCTTCCAACCAGTGCGTTATTTGGATGAAGACGAGTATGGTGTTGCTATTGAGAAAGGTCAAACAGAAGAAGCTAAACGCGCTGTTACAATGACCGTCGCTCAAACTGATGGGGTAAAGAAACAACCTGTACCACAGATCGAGGGCAAGAAGCCTGTAGCTAAGGCGGAGCCTGTTGAAGCGGTAGAAAGCGCTGAGGTTGATGAACCTGAAAAGCGTAAGGCACCTGCTAAGACAAATGCCGTCCCTGAGAAAAAAGCCAACTTGAATGAGTTGGTCGGTCAATGGGATACAGACGACTAATAGTTTCGGGGGAACGCTCAACCGTCGGCTCGGCGACGTTAAAAAACCTGTATAGATTGGCTATAGCTAGTACCCCACCCAAACAAACGGAAAAGACATGCCTTACTCAGACAAAATAAAAGAAACAATAGCTCGAGCGCCTAAGACGCTCGGCAACCAATTAGGTAGATGGGCGGTGCATTTAGATCTGCCCGTGATGAAGATCGCCGATTACACCGGCGCAACAAGACAGACTGTATATAACTGGTTTAGTGGTAACGACGTGACCCCTGCTTATCGAGAGCGCGTGGCTCAACTACTAAGTATTTTGAGAACGTGTACAACCGCCGAAGAGGCGTTGCGTAAGATAAACAGATAAGCATCAAGGGGGCATTATGAGGTCGCAGGATTTCCTAGCGGCGGTTTTACCATCTTCGGCAGGCAACTACTGCGCCGTTGAGATAAGCACCGCCAAGAAGGAGCACAAGTGGGTATGCACGGTCGACGAGCTATACGCTGAAGCCATGGCTTTTAGCGATAGGGGTTTGAACGCATACTTCGCATTGGCATCGTTTAACGAAAACAACAAACGGCTTGCAGAGAACGCTTTGTATATGCGCTCTTTGTTTATTGATATTGATTGTGGTGAAGGAAAAGACTATCCTGATAAGCAGGCAGCCGGGGCAGCATTGGATATCTTTTTGTCCGAATCTAGGCTAGCTGAGCTAGGCACGCCTTTCATCCTATCTAGTGGTGGTGGCATCCACGTATATTTTGCTCTTGAAGAGAATGTAGCAATAGCTTCTTGGAAACCTGTTGCTGAGAACTTAAAGCGTCTTGCCAAGAAATTAAACTTCAACATCGACTTTGCGGTGACGGGCGATGCGGCGCGTGTATTGCGTGTGCCTGACACCAAAAACTACAAGTTTGAAAAACCAAGAACTGTACGAGTTCTAGTAGAAGGTACTGTATTTAAACTAGAACAAGTAGCGTCGCTCCTAGTAGAACAGCTTGGTAGCTCATCATATGAGCCTGCCGTAACTAAATTAGATATTCCCGGAACTAAGCCAACGGCTGCGCCTACAACTAATAGCGTCAAGCTCATTGAGAATAGCGTAACAATCTTTGGCAACATTGAGACCAAGTGCGAGCAGGTCAAGTTCTATATCAACAACGCACAAGACGACGGCATGGAGCCTCTATGGCGTGGCATCCTCAGCCTAGCTAAATACTGCGAGAACGGTGAAGACGAAGCCAAGCGCATAACCGACTTGCATCCGTATGACCACGACCGTATGAATCAGAAGTTACGTGATATCAAAGGTCCGTATTCATGCGTCAAGATGGACGAGGTGAACCCAGGGGTCTGCGAGAAGTGCCCCCACTACGGCAAGCATACCAACGCCTTAGCTCTTGGACGGTCTATAGCTACACATACCGACTCTTCACAACTTGTTGTGGAGAAACAAATCTCAGCAAGCCATGTAGAGAAAATTGCCATTACCAAGCCTACCCCACCACGGGGGTTCCAATACGGCGCCAAGGGCGGTATCTTCATGGATAAAGAAGTCAAAGACGACGAGGGTAAGACAAGCAGTAAACCTATCATGGTTCTTCCCTACGACTTGTTTGCCGTAGATATTTTGAACAAAGGTGGTGATCACCTAGTACACATGATGGCGTTCCGCCCTGAAGGCACAGTCGATGTGCTTATCCCACAGAAGTCTGTGGTCAGTAAAGATGAAACCGTCAAGGCGCTTGCTAACCAAAACATCATTGCTGCCTTCGGGTCTGGTAATGATAAGAACTTGTATGAATATGTTCGTGGTTGTGTTGAGCACGCAAGTAGCAACAAAGTGGCAGTTAAGATACCTGACAGCTGCGGTTGGCAAGCTGACAACACGTTTGTGTATAACAGTAAAGTTTTCTATGCTGATGGGCGCGAGGTGTTTGTACCTACCCCTGACCTAGAAAACGTCAACAACGCCACTGCCCCTGCGGGCAATCTACAGGATTGGCAGAAGGTATTTAATATGTTGGTCGCCAAAGAGTTGTGGGAAGTGCTAGCTATGGCGCTAGTTGGGCCTGCGTCTATCTTGATGAAGTTCTCAGGCTTCCGTGGTTGTGTGTATCACTTGGGTTCATCTGAGACCGGTACAGGTAAATCATTAGCCCTAGAGCTAGCGTCGAGCTTTTGGGGTCACCCTGAGCTGTATCGTGTTAGCCAATCAACGTCTGCTGTTGCGTCACAACAACGCCAAGGTGTATTGGGTAGCTTGCCTCTGATTACCGACGAGATTACTAACAAGAGCCGTAAAGACTTTGAATGGTTTCCTGAGTTCTTGCTAGACCTAACTCAAGGTAAAGGCAAAGACCGTATGGAGCAAGGCGCCAACCGAGAGCGTATCAACAAGTCTGTGTGGAATCTACTAGTGTTGTTTTCAAGCAACACCCACATCTTTGACTACCTGTCAGGTCAACGCAAACATTCTTCACAAGCTGAGATGGTGCGTGTGCTTGAGCTAACCTTGAACAAGAAGCTTGAGTGGACTTCCGAAGAAGCCGCAACCCTAGACCTTTTGAAGAACAACTATGGTGTGGTGGGATATCACTTGGTTAAATGGATTGTTGCCAATCGTGCAGTAGCCAAAGAAGTTTTTGATAAGACACGCGAAGACCTAAAAGTGGTTATGCAAGCCAACGATGACGAGCGCTATTGGACTGCAGGTAATTCATGCATCGTGGCTATGGCAATCCTGCTAGGCAAGAAGTATTCAGGCTTATTGGATATACCTGTGCAACCGATCATTGACGTGCTTAAAGCCATGACTACAAATGCTAGAGGCATCGTTTACGGTTCCAAGCGCACGGCTGAAGACATCTTGAACGCATATACCCGTGAGTTCTACGGTAAGTTCGTGGTTGTTAAGGTTGCTGACGGGGTGTATCAAGCCTCTCTAGGCGAGCATGGAATTATTGATGCATCGCTGACTCGAACGGATATTGCGGGTAGGGTGGAGCATGGTTTGACCCCAGGTCACGTAGATTATTTTATTGAGGTGCAGCTACTTAAATCGCACTGCGTAGCTATGAGTTATGGTTTCAAAGACTTGAAAGAACAGCTTGAAAAGAACCCGTACTACAAAGTGACGCCTGTAAAAAAAGATATGTTGTCGAAGACCCGCGGTCCCTCAATGCGAGTAAATGCACTTAGAATATCACGCCCAATAGTTGCAGATGAACAGGAAGATTAGAGTGCATTACCCTTGGAAAAATACGCCACCGCAGAGTGGCTTCTTCGTACCTACGTTGAAATTAGAAGAGACAAGGCAGGACGGTTTAAAAGCCGCCCTGCACTACAGGATTTTTGGCAAAGCCGAGTTTGGAACCAAAGACGGTAAGCTTGGCGTGTTCTTTATTCGCGTTCGCTAGACAGTTCTTTGGCTAACTCGATCTTCTCCTGACGTATTTCATCTAGCATCTTGCGTTTCTCAGGTCCACTCAAATCAGGGTCGGACTTGATAGCGCGCTCTTGCTTGGTCAACTCGCCCATCTTCTGACGGAAAGTACCTGCAAGAGATGCTAGACCAATCAGATCAGCCTTGGCATCTAGGTATGCATTCGCCTCACGAACTCTGTTTTCAGACTCCAACTTGTCGTATGTCTGCTTGGACTTGATGATGTCTTCCATGTCACGGTAGGCACGGTTGATAACACCACCTGCATCCACAGGTTGGAAGAACGAGCCAATCACCGGCATGTCGCTAGCACGCATCTCAGGTTTATTACCTGCTTCAGCAGAACGCATGATCGGGTTAGTCATAGACGCCACAGCTAGCGGCAACCCGCCTACATAACCACGTATCAAATACTCAAGCTGGACTGGTGACAAGTAGTTGCCAAGAATAGGAATGCTGCCTGTCACGCTACCAACTAGTTTAGATAGCTCTAGCGTGTTGTCGTTGAACCGTTCAGCTGGGTCTAGGTCTTTCATACGGTCGCTGATAATTGGGCGCCCTGTGTAGAAAGAGTAGTTAGCCATAATCTCAATAGGTGACTTGACCGCCTGCGGAATTGTGCTTGGGCCGATAGGTACAGACTCAGCAACAAGTTTGGTTAAAGCCCTTGCTGCCTCTGATGCACGCTTATCGCCGTACATTGTATTGACCAATGCCTCTGGCACCGCCTTAAAGATGAAGCCCAATTCAAACGGAATAGGTACGCGCACAGGCTCGTCTACACCCGGCACATACACAAACCAATTCTTGTAGCGCTCGTCATCGTTGGCGTTCTTGTAGGCTTCGTCGTCTTCCATCATCATGGCGTACATCATTGACAAAGAAGCCATCATCATGCCGCGACGGTATAACTTGCCTTTAATATCTAGCTTCTCGTTAAACGGCATCTTGCCACGGAATGATTTGTAAAGAACGTTCAAACCTTGAATCTGCGCGTTCAAGAACGGAATCATTGTAGACAGCATGAACAAGCTAGGTGATGTACCACGTTGGCTGAACGGCATCATCTTATGCACCGCCACAATCGCTTCCATCTCAGTCAAGCCCTGCTTGATATAACTATCAAACGCCACAGTACGGGTAGCCGCGTCACCTTGCATAGCTAGCGTATCAGCTTTGGCTAGGTAAGATTCCCAACCTTTCTTGCCGCTAGTCAACTGCAACATAATCTTAGCCATGTCTTCTGACGTGCCTGTGAACACCTGACCGCCAATCAAACCATAGCTCTGTAAAGTTCTTTCGCCTTCGCTCTGACCGCGCATTGCTTTGTAAACTTCTTTGAGAGAAGAAAGAATAGGCACGGTGTCCACACCGCCACTCATTACAGCGACCATCGGATCACGGACAACCTGACGTGCGGCGTAGGCTGGGTTACGTGTAACCCAAGAACGTAGCAATCTAGCAGGAGCGCCCATCGCCTTAACCATATTTGGCAAGCTGGTGTTTACACCTGACAAGCCGTGAACAAGCATACTAGATGGAACGCCTGCAGCATCGGTATTAACAACCGCATAGTGGTCAACACCATCTCTACGGAAGCGGATTGTGCGCTCACTAGCAGGGCCTGGACCTTTACGGATACCGCCATTTGGCTCGTCTTTGTTAGCCACTTCAAGCATACCCATGTCACGAAGCGCGTAAGCCACGTTACGTGTAGCCATATTTCTCAATGCCATATCCATCAACAAGCTAGTGTTCTGTAGGGCGCCTGTGTATATATCCACTATACGCTCGTTGCCACCAACAAGTTCATGTAAGTATGGTTGGTACTGAAGGTTACCAATATTGATGCGTGGGGCACCGCCAACATCCAAGAACACTTCGTCTTTTTCAACACGGTAGTAAGGGATGTAGTCGTTGTCTGCAACTAGGTCAGCAGCAATTTCAGGCTTCAATGCACCAACTTCTACCAACAAGTTCATCAAGTCTTTGTTGTATTGGTTGTAAATTTTGTCAGCTTCAGCAAACGCGCTCTTCAAATTAGGGTTGGAGTTAACGTCACGCATAACTGCGTCAAGCTCAGCCTGTGTAATCTTGCCTTCAAAGTTCAGCTTAGCCAAACCAACTTTAGGGTTTGCCGCACGCTTGGCAATACGATACAAACTATATGCATCTCGTACACCCGCAGCATCGCCCCAATTAGCTTTAGCCAAAGCCTCAGTAAGTTTTACTAGGTTAGCGCCTTCCAAAGACTCAAGAATATAGCCACCGCCTTTGCCTTTACGTAACTTAGGAATACCGTTTGATACACCCTGCGCTGTCCAAGCCATGCGTTGATCGTGCATGCTCAAAGAATACTGAACCTGTGTAGCTTGAATAGAGTTTTCTAAACCTTTGTTACGGAACACAGCCTCAATAGGTGCGGCACGGTTAACGTAGCGTGTTTCAAAAGCCAAACCTGTATTACCGCCAAACACACGCTCTTTCAAACCCTTTTGTTTAGGCATCAACTTGTCAGCAAGAGACACAATACCTGGGGCACCGCCACCAAAGACAGGAGCTGTTGCTCTGTATTGGAACTCACCGTCACGACCTGTGTATGCGCCTGGGGCGTATTCTTTAAACTCTTTACGTGCTTTACGTAGAATCTTATAGACGTCGTTTGTGTTGATGTCTAGGTTAACACCCATCTTACGCAAGGCAGCGCGCACTGCGCCTACTAGCGCCTTGATAAACTCACCCGCTTTTTGCAAGAAGTTCTTGTCAACACGCGCTTCTTCTGTATGGGCAATAACCTCGCGTAGTGCTTTAGCTTGGGCAAAGGCTTCGTCTTTACCTGCACGTTTAGCTGCCATGTAGGCTGCCAACGCATCTTCACCAACGCCTAATTTGTCGGCAAGTTTAAATACACCACCTTCTTGTTTAGCAACTTGTCGTGCTAAAGCATCCATACCGGCTTGACCAAGCGTTTGCTCAACACCCAAGTGACCTGTAATTTCGTGTGCTAAGGTAGCGTTTAAGTCTTTGATGTCAGCATGTGCCTCAGCAACAATAAACACGGTTCCGTCTGGCGTAACACCACCACGCAATCCATTTAAGTCTGCATCAGTCAAACCGTGCTTCATGCCAGCACCGCGCAATGTAGGTGTCAGCTTAGATACAACAATAACTTTCAAGCCTTTTGGCAAACTTACGGATTTAATATGCGACTGCACAGACGCCTTGGTTAACCCTTTACCGCCATGTGCCGGTTCAATACGTGGGTCAAAGTCATCGCGCATGCCTTGCCAGACTTCTCTAAAGTCGTCAAATGGCACGTCAGCGTCAGCACTTTCATTTTCCCAAACGTTAAGCTTTTGCTTTTCGGCTTTTGTAGTAAGTGCTTTATATTCTGAAGGAGTGAGACCTGCGCGTCTAATACCTTCGACCTCGTAGTTATATCCTTTGAGCGCTTTCTCAAACGAATCGCTAAGAACTTTTTCATTGATAGCTTGCTTCTTAAAGCCAATACGCTCTTCAGTTTTCTTGGCAAGAGTAATCTTGCGCTTCTCTTCAGCCGTAGGTAGTGGCTGTTGTAATGCGGCTTCACGCGCTTTAGTAGCTTGTTCTGCTGCGATCGCACGTTCTTCAATATACCCTTGCGCGCCAATGCCTGTTTCTTTAGTTTTTGCGTCTTCAATGTATTTAAGAGAACCTTCAACTTTGGCGATACGCGCACGAAGTGATGGCGTGTCTTTTTCAGCCTGTTGTTTTTTAAGCTTCTTAAGTTCTTTTTCAAGCTTTATTTTAGATGGTGGTTTGTAGCGTAAGTCAGCCGCTTCACGAATATTTGCACGTTTGCGTAGTGTTTCAAAGTCAGCGTTTGTAGCTACTTCAAGTTGCGCTTTTAGACTATCCCGCTTGATAACGTAGTTGTCGTGTGCTTTAGGTGCTGTCTTTTTGTCAGGCATAGGCTTAGACAACAACGTATCCAACTCTTTTTGGATTTCATCAACCATCTTAGCGCGCTGCTTAGCTGTTAAAGCATTACGCTTACGCTCAATACTGCGCTTGGTTTCTTCTGTCTGTTCGCTTTGAAGCTCTTTTACTTTTTCAACTTGTTCGGCACGAGTCTCAGGTGCGGCTACTTTCTTAGTAGTCGTGGACTCGCTAAAGCGCATAGCAATATTTTCGGCTTCTGCACGGTATTTTTCAATCCGCCCTTTTAGCTTGCTGGCTTCTGTCGAGTTTGCTTTTTGCTGAGCCAAGTCAATGAACAAACTACCAAATTCACCTTCAGCAGTACTGATACCTTCTTTGGCAGCATACGCACGGAAGTCCGCAAGTTTGTCTTCATAGGCTTTGTCTAGCGTAGCCTGTTCTGCTTGGCGTTCATTTTCGTTTAAGTTAACACCTTTAGGCCCTGCGTTCTTAGCTTCATACGCTTTGCGTAAAGGACCAACTTTCTTAAACATGTTAGTGACAGCAATATTGCTAATCACTACTTGCTTTATTTCTCTAGTAGCGCTGATACCTGTTAAACCTAAACCTGTTTGACGGGCAGCCACTTGCTGACTACGACGGATAGCTTCGCCGGAACGAGTATCAACAGTAAGTGCTTCTTTAGCACGCTCAACACCTTCTTTAGCCATACGCGATGTATGGAACTCTTCAACAGCTTTGTCTATTTCTTTTGTAAGTGTGCGGTATTCTTCATTTAGCGCAGCTAGCTGTTTGTATGCGTCACGGTATGCGTCTTTGGCTTCTTTTGTAGCAGTGACTACGGCGTTAGTTGCCGTGGCTTTCATACTATCTAGTAGCTTATTGACACGTTTGTATGCGTCTTCGCGAAGCGTGGCGGCAGCATCGTGCATATCCGCCGTTATTTTTTCAGCGCTTTCTACACCAGCGTAGCTAATAGAATCTTGCGCATAGTTGCGTTGGAAGTTGGCAGCCTGTTTATCAAGCACAACCGCTTCATCAAAATCTTTAATGATGTTGCCTTGCTGCAACTCTGCAGCAATATCAATAACTGAAGTCTTATCTTTATTAAATTTATCAAGCGTTGCTTTGGCTTTTCTAGCTTCGCTAGGCAAAAGCATGTTGATGGCTTCTCTGATACCTTTTGCGATACCTTGAGCCTGCAACATAATATTTTTAGCTTGATTTTGTAGTTCTGTAATTGAGTCTGGCATCTCCTGTTGCGGCATAGCAACAGCGGTTTCTTCTTCAATTTCAGGTTTTTTGTTTAGCTCTGGTGAACGGAACCCAAAGGTATACTTAAGCAAGTCCATGTCTTTACGGATATCAACACGCTCTTCCTCACGCATACCGGTACGAATCTCACCTTTACCGCGCATCTCTCCCTTGGTAAATTCTTCACGAGCTTTTTCGTATTCTTTAACAGCCGCCTTGTACGCTTTTTCAAAACGCTGAACTTTTGGCTTGTAATATTCAATTGTGTCTGGGTCATTCTTTACGTTGGCTTCATTTAGCTTATCGGTAAAGTCGTTGTATTTATCTTCAAGTACAGAAACTGCTTTCTTAAGAATGTTGAGCTGCGCAGTGCCTTCGCCTTTATTGCTAAACAAATCGTTGCCAGACAACTCAGAACGCTCAAGCGCTTGCCTGTATTGTTCTTGGAAGTTATCGGCAGCTTTTTTAGTTGCTGCCTCTGTTTCAGTACCAAAACGCTGTTGCTCAGCACGCCACCCTGTAGCACGAATGGCTTTACCAATTAGAATCTCATAAATGAGTGATGATAAATCTTGCTTTTGTACAGCGTTCAAAGGCTTCTTACCACGGCCTTCACGGTTTACGTTGATCTCAGATATTGTTGCGCGGATGTAAGTTTCTACATCATTCATAATTTCATCGATAGCTTGCGCACGAGTGCGTGTTTCTAGGCTACCTTCTTTACTTGCAGCACCACCAAAGAACTCACCCTTACGTAGCGAATCAATACCATCCATAGCGTCGGCAAGAGCGCCTTCAGCGCGTTTAGCAGGGACTACAAGGCGGCCACCTTCAGGAACAAATACTGCTTCTTCTTTGGCTTTAGCTCGGGCAAGTGCGCCTTCTGCTTTAGCTATTCGCTGGCGAATCTCAGGCGTATCGTTTTCAGCCTGCAAGTTTTTGAGCGTCTCAATACTAGATTCGATGCGTTGCGATACTTTTGGTTTAGCTTGAACTTCTTTTGCACCTAGCTGCGCATCTTTTAGGTCTTGCTCTAAACGAGTTTTACGGCGCTCTAAACGTGCGCGTGTTTTTTTATCAAGCTCTTTAGCAGGTTGAATGCCTTTAACTTTAGGTTGTGGGGCAAGCTGCTTTTTGATGTTTTCTAGGTCTTTACGGATACGCGCTATTTGAGCAGGGGTATAGTCAGAGATACCTTCTGCTTTGCCTTTAAATTTAGCAAGTACAGGAATAACGGTTTCTTCGCCACGAGTTTTGCGTAGCAGCTCAACTTTAGATGGCGGTGCTTTCTCACGAGTAGCGGCAGGAAGTTCTTGTAGTTTAGCTAACACACCCTGTAAATATGGTGTGCGTGGATCTGCAGGAATATCTAAGTTATATCTTTTTGCTAACTGTTCGTTGGCATCAATCTGATCAAGTAAATCTAAAACTTGTTGCTGTAACTTGTCTGTGTCTTTAGAGCGCACATCAAAGCTACGTGGTTTAGATTTTTTAAACGGTTTGCCAGGAGTTTGCGCTTCGTCCAAGCCAAGTGCTTCTAGACCTTCGTGCGTTAATTTTTTAGCATTAATTTCTTTATCTAAGAATGTGCCCTTGGCGGTATCCAATAACTTGCTAAAGTAGTTAGCGGAAGCAATTGTCCCTGCTAAACGAGAATCGACATCTTTACGCGCCATCAAGTCGCGTTCTTCATCGGTAAACGTAGGTGCGCCGGCTTCTTCCTCTTCCAATACACCAACACGTTGTGCTTGTTTAGCCGCAAGCGCTTTACTTTCAGCTTGGCGAACTTTATCTAGTTCAACTTTCTCTTGTACTTCAGCAACTTTAGCCTGCGCATCACGCACGGCTTGTGTGAGTTCGGCACGCTTTGCTGCATCTAGGGCAATAGTTTCATCTTCACTAGCAGTAGCCAATGCTTTCTTGGCAGCATTTAATTCTTTATTGGCTGCACGTAGTTGTGCATTTACATCTAAAACACTGATGCCTGCATCTTGTGCGGCTTTAGATAAAACGTCTAACTCGACGCGACGCTTGTCCAACATAGCGCCAATCTCATCTACCTTAGCTGCATCACCCGCCTTCATGGCGTTTTGCAAGTCTGTCTGCAAACTATCTACTTCATTAGATAGCGCTTGGTGACGCTTTACGGTAATGTCTTCTTCTTCACGGGCTTTAAGCGCAGCTTCCTGACGTACCTTCTCTGCTTCCTGAGCTTGCTCAGTTGCAACGCGACGTTCTTCCAATATGTCGTCAACAGTCTTTTTAGCTGTTTCGGCAGGCGTTTCTTTTAGCTCAGCTAATACAGGGCGTAGTTCTGCCTTGAGTTCTTTGGCACGACGCGACGCTTCTGCACGGTCTTCTTTCTCAAGGTTCTTGTCTTTGGCTATAGCTTCAAGGGAACTAATCTGTGCCTGCAAGTCATTGCGCTTTGTTTCTAACTCTAGGCGATATTCAGGCGATGCTTTACGCGCATCTTCTTCAATTTGGCGTTGAACGTTGGCTTCGTCTTGTTCTTCTTTTGCTATCCTGCGTCCTTCAGCTTTAGCTTTACTACGCTCATAGGCTGTACCAGGTACGCTCAATGTGCCACCAAGGACGGCACCACCAATAAAACTATCAAAATATTCTTCACGTGCAGCAGGATCAGAAATATCTAAACCAGCTTGCAAGCGCTCCAAGAACTGCTGCGCAACTTCGGTAGTACCTTCAATACCTGCGGTCTTTAAACCCTGTAGTGAGTATGCGCCGGCAGTCTTTAAGATACCCTGCTTGGCAATAGCTTCAGCAGTTTCTTTAGTAATCTCTTTACCAGCCGCCCCGAAGATACGCCCAATACCTGGAATCATGCGCAAAGACAATGTATCCAAGGCAGCTTGTGGAATAGCCGCCGCACCAGCAGCAACTAAGTCTGTATCTCTAAGGGCTTTGCCGGTCTCCATTTGGCGACCGATGTTTGTACCAGTGTACTGCAGAGCACCAGCACCAAGCGCAGCACCTGTAGCAATAAGTGGAGCAGAAGGCGCAGCAAGCGTTGCGGCACCCGCGGCAACGGCAGGAGCCGCTACATAAGGTAATGAACCACCAAGGGTTTCTTTGAATTTCTCAAGAGGTGCCTCAAGCCAACCTTCTTGCGTTGGCTGAAATATTTCTTGTGCTCGTTTGGATTGTTCTTTTTTGTAGGCTTCGGCGCGTGCCAAATCCATTAAACCAGCGCGTCCTAGTAACGCTGCTGTATCGCCTTTTAGCTCTTGAACACCTGCTTTAAATGCGCCTGTAAAACCGGTATCAGCTTTTTCAGGTTTTCTGAAAGCATCTGGAAACTTTTCTCTTGCTCTTGCTAACGCATCTTGGGCGGACACGCCCTCATCTACTTCGACGTATGAGCCGTTAGGCAAGCGCAAATATGGCATAGCATTTCCACTAAAAAATGTTCAGCTGGCGAGGCTGGGGTTAGACTTTTCCTAAAACGTCAGCGCCTGAACCGATTGTATCAGTTAATAGCTTGTTGTTGATAGTATTGTAATAAGTTTCAAAGTCAACGTAATCACGTTTTTCTTTAGGACTTAACTTACCCCAAGCCGTTAAAGCTTTATCGCGAGGTACAGTTTCAGTTGGTTTTTTGGCAAGACTCATCGCTTGGAAACGCTTCATTAGCTCTGGGTCACCCAACGCTTGTAGTAGCTCTACTTGAGCACTTGGTTTGTTCAACATACCCATACGGTATTTGTTAGCGTTGGCTTCTGACATGTACTTGTAGCCCAACTCATCTTGACCTTGGTTAAACGCTTCTTCTGCTCTCTTAAGATTGAGGTCGTAGTCTCTAGCGTCTTTCTTAAGACCTGCAATTTCTTTACGTGTAAGACCAGCTTGTTCAGCAAGAGCCGCAACGCCTGCACCAAGACCTTTAGCACCTGGGGCAGATAATAGTCCAGCGCCTAAACGCATCAAACCTTCACCAAAGCCTTTGTCTTTTAAGCCTTCAAAGTCTACTTTTTCAGCAGACATTTCACCAAACGGGCTAGCACGACGCTCAAATTTGGTAGGCGCGCTGATGTCAATAGCAGACTTTGGTGGTTTAGCCGCTGGAGCTGCAGGAGTAATAGGAGGTTCTGATACACCAGGACCTCTTTCGTTTTGCTGTCTAACCAACTCTTCTATACTACGTGCGTTTGCTTTACCCTCTGGATCTTCATCCGTACGAAGTATAGGTTCTCCAAATTCAGGCTTTTCTTTAGCGTTCAAAAGTTGCTGTGCTTCAATATCAGCTTTTTTCTTAGCTGCAGCGCTGCCTGATATACCACCAGCGCCTTCAAAATTCTTTTTAAACCATGCTTTAGACATAAAGACATTAGGGTCTTCTTCTCTAGCGCGTTGCTCTGCCCAAGGATCTCCGCCTTTATAAAACCCAGGAACTTCACCACCGTCTTCAAACGCAACAATACCACCAGACGCCATATCAACAGAATCCATGTTTGGCGCTGGCAACGCAGCTAGGCCTGCCTCTTGAGCATCCGCCATTAACAACTGATCTTTAACAGACGGTTGTTGTGCTTGTTGTTGGGCTTGTGCACCTTTTACAGCATCACGTAGTTGCCGACGGCCCATGGCTTCTGCCATAGCCGCAAACTGCGGTATAGAAACATCTTTACCAGAAAGAATATCCGCCAGCTGAGAGTCCGACATCTTGCGGACTCTAGTCATAACTTGAGCCATATCTGACATGGCGTTGCCTGAACGGGTAACTGGTAACATATTTATTCCTTAAGCAAATGCTTTATACGCGCCTAATGCGCCAAGACCTAAACCAAGCGCTTGTTGTGCACCTGAAGGCTGAGCCTGATACATCTGTGTGCTGGATGCTTGCATCGGTAAACCACGCAACAAGTTTGACATAACGCCCAACTGCATAATTGGATACTGTTGTTGAGTAGCGTAGTCTTGAATAGCTTGGTTGATGATGTTCTGCTGATATTGCTGTTGAGCAGAGCCAAGCTGTTGTTGCAAGCCAATACGAGATATGTCCGCTTGTTGTTGAGCGCCAGCTAATTGACCTAGCGCAGAGCCGGCTTGTGTAGCCTGACCTAAACCTTGAAGACCTAGATTCTGACCATACTGCATGTTCTGCATTGCTTTATCGTATGCAGATTGCGTACCTTTAGCTTGAATTTCACCAAGACGTGAACCTAGCGCACGCTGTGCTTCAGCCATCTGAATAGCAGACCGAGAACCGCCAAACGCACCAGTACGAGCAGCCTGCGCCTGAAGCTCAGGAACAGCCTTTTGATAATCACGAATGGCGGCAGCTTTTTCAACATCTGTTACGTTTTGTTGATACGGAGACATATACGCGCTAATCGCATTAGGGTTAGTCGCCATTTGTTGGTAGTTTTGACCTGCGCGCATGGCTGCAAGTCCTGCCATACCTGTCATAGCTTGAGCTGGAGCATATCCACCTGGAGTCTGCATGCCAGCAGCTTCGTTATAAGCAGAAGTCTGTAAGCTAGATGGGCCAGCAAAGTATTTAGTTGGATCTGTTGAATACGGTGTGTACTCACGGAAACCTGTTATGGTATTGCCGTCAGTCTGAAATAGCTGGCGTTGGCCAGCTTCGAGCATATTCTCTACGTAGGGACGCGCATACTCAGGTATGTTCGTGTTTACGTTAGTTGTTTGTGTGGGTTGTCCACCACCGCCACCGCCACCCATAGGGCCTCCTAAATCTTTGCTTCTACTAAAATAGAGCGCTCATCAAAACCAAAGCGTTTCCATAAACGAGCTACAGACTCACGGGCCATGCCTTGAATCTTTGTAGCGCCACATTCTTTCAAAATCGCGCACATCTGTGCGTATGTATCTTCGTTAGATATCAATTTTCCACCAATAGCTGTGATAAATGCAACACGGTCGTTGGGGTAATTAATAAAATTTACTGCTGCTGCGCCATGAATAGTCTTCTCTTCATCAGCGGCTACAAGGAGCATCCACTGCCCTGTAGTTAAATACACTTTAATATGCTCGGTGTTGTATTCAGTGGCACCAGACTTTTCTTCAGCACTCTTGATAAACGCCTCAACATCAGACCAAACCTGATTGACAAACTGCGTGGCTACCGGCTGAATACTTAAATTCATGCGAGCATAAACTTATCTGTTTTTACGGCAGGCGCTTGTTGCTTTTTGCCAGTGCGCGCTACACGTACTTTATCCATCATCTTATACAACTTTTTGGCGCCAGCATCAGAAGAGCCGTTACCTAGGTGGCTAACAACATCAGCAGGAATAACAAACTCACCATCCGCTAAACGGGCAGGTTGTTTATTGTTGATAGTTGCTGCAATGCTATCTGACATACCATCGCCAGGACCTTTTAGGTAGCGCCCTTGAGCTGCATTGATAACACCTAACTCTTCTACACTGCGCTTGGGCAACTCTACGTTACCGCTCATCTGCGCCATAGCACGGGCGTTGTTTAATTCAGCCAAACCGGCTTCCATTGGGTCCATACCTGCAAGTTGCGCAGCAGAAGTTCTTGTAGCTTTTCTAGGCTTTTTAACCATCTTGCCTTCATTAAACTGCGGAATGTTTCCATCAAAAGTTTGATCTGCTCCGTAACCATCGCGCATACCTTGTAAAGCAGCTAATCCACCTGCTGGCATATTATTTAGTTGAGGGGCAACACTGCCGCCTGCAGCATATCCGCTGTAACCTAAACCGCGTGGTGTGTAATATGGATTTGGACGTTGTGGGGTATACCCACGGAAGTTTTCAGCAAGAGTCAGCTCAGGATACTTGCGCTTGTAGTCTTCTTGGTTTGTGTCAATAGGCTTTGGTTCTAACGCACCCGCAACTACTGGGGCGGCTAAACTAACTGCAGAACCTGTGGGCATTGCGTTATAGATAGCTGTTGGACCGGCTTTTAAACCGGCGCTTACTGTTTGCATGCCTGTTGCACCAGCGCTCGCATTTTGTGCGCCAGCTGTACGCACTATGTCTGCTGGATTGTACGCACCTGAAGCAAGTGTATCGTTATACGCTTGAAGCTGCGATGCGTTGAGCTTAGGGAAGTTTTGGGCATTGATTAAGTTCTGAGCACCGGCTTGTGTGTTTGCCGTGTTTGCTGTTTTTAACACGTCGGCTGTGTTGTATGCACCTGAGCTAGATGCGCTCTGTAAACCTTGGAGTTGTTCAGGACTTAAATTAGCTAGTTGATCTGCGCTCAATGTAGTTGCCTGTGAGCCTAGTTGATTTACTGCACCTTGGCCACCAGCTTCAGCAATAGAAGATGCGCCGGCACCAGCAATCCCGCTAGCCAAACCAGCACCACCATAAGCACCCAAACCAGCCATCAAACCTTTACCTACGTCACCTGTACGCGCTGTTTCAAAAGCACCATACCCTAGGCCAACCATCCAAGGAGCGGCAGCACCACCTGTAGCAGCAGTTAAACCAGCACCAATAATCATCGGCATCAAATTCTTTAAGAACCCAGCTTCTACAAGACCTGTATCCGGGTTGATTGTCAGCGAACCACCATGGGCTTTAGCAATAGCTTGTAAACCCTCAACTTCTTTTGGGGTCATATGAACGAGCATACGGTCGTCACCACGACCTTTTTTCTGTATTTCGTTAGCTAAATTATGTAGGCTCATGCCTGCCTCGCTGGGTTAATTATGTTGAATATTATCATGTCGTTGGGCTAGATACAAACGTTATTGCACCTATTGCTGAAGGTATTGCTGGATGCGCATAAGGTGATGTTTGCGCTGGGGCAAACTCCATGTAAACGCCGTCTACTGGACCAGTTGTGTTATACGCTTGGTCTGTTGCCCACCAAAGACCTACTTTATCGCCCACTTCCATCTCAAATACCACTGTTGAATACATCAATATGTAAGACGGAACTCCCGCACTTTTACGCTGGGGTAAAGTAATTTTACTTGCAGAGTTGGCAACTTGTGTTGTAACACCGTTTCTAGTTATTTGAAGCCACACAACCACGTCATGCGCAGCGTTTGCTGTATTGGCAAACTGTAAGCTGTAGTCAATCTTATAAATGGCATTTACCAAACTTGTTGCTGTATTGTCCACATTCAACGTAAATCCAGCCCCTTGGTCAAGGGTGTTCCATTTAACAATAGTTGCAGTGTTGTTTCCGCCAGCATACTGGTCGGTTGAATCTGACGCAGCAATATGCGGAATGTTGACGTACTGTCCACCTAACGGACCTAGTAAGTTCTGAGTAATGTTATCTAATGTGTTGAAGTACAAGCGTTGAACGTTAGTCAGCTGCTCCACATAGCGCTGTTCATACTGCGTCGGCGCAACGGGTAGGTTGGGGGCTTTTGAACCGTTTAAGACCGTCATGCTTATCTTCTACCGTCTGGGCGAATATCAATACGCGGGCTACCCAACTGCCAAGCTGTACCTAAATTGGCAGACTCAATACGGAACGCCATCTGACGACCGCGGATGCGGGTGTAAACCTGACCAGTAAATTCTTCAACAGGGTACTGTTGCGTTCTTGTAACTGTCGGAGCGTTGGGGGTACCATACGCACTACCCGCGTTCTGTCTTGGCTTAACAACCATGGTGCAGCTAGGATTAGTCGCATTAGAGCCAGCAAAGGTTACGTCAGGAAGAATACGCCATACAAACCCAAAATTGTGTCCATCACCGATGTCAATATCGGAAGACTGAATATATGCGTCAATCGCTACAGGCGCTGGACCAGCAACGTCATCTACACCAACTTCATGGTACAAAATACGGTTGTTGTAATCTGCACCCATAGGGTATTCCCTAATACCTGAATCTAACCAAGCAGTGCGCCCCATAGTGCCGTAATACCACACACGGTCCAAATAGTTGTACACCACATAGCTATCAACCACGGTGGAATTTGTAGATGGGTAGAACCACCAGATTTCTGAGTACGCTTCATTAGAGCCAGCAAAACACTGCCACGCTTGGTCAGCGTTTAAGTTCTGGAACACGAACTGGCGCAATGAACATGGTAACGTTTCCACACGACCTGAGTACATGAAGAACTTGTCTTTACCCATCCAGTAAGTCACGTTGTTAACCGTGATGGCAGCGTTTGGTGACATGATGGAGATGTTGTCTTGCAGCAAAGTAAAGCCCCAAACATACGGCGGCCCTAGGTACTGCATAGAGAAAATCGCTGCGTCTGTCCAAACTAGAATCTCTTGGCGTGTGTTTTTAGCGCACATGATGTAAGAGCCGTTGGTTAAACGCTGTTCACCAGACTGGTTTAGCGCACTAGGCACCCAATCGTAGGCATTTTCTTGGTCTGACCAACGTACTAACAAAGGGTCAAACGGTGTGTTTGCGTCTGTTGGGTCATAAGGGTTGGCACCAAACGCAATAACAAAACGTTGTACAGAAGAGGCAATAATTTGGTTTGTAGCGTTAGGTACAAAATCTCCATCAAAGCCGGCGTTGTCAGCGGCTGTGGACAGTGGGATAGAGCGAGCTGCAACACCTGTGGTTGCATCCCAGTAATACATAGCACCGCCACGAGGAGCAATAATTAAATCTTCGCCAAAGTTGTCGTTAGTCCATAAACGGAGCTGCTGACCAATACCAGTCGTGTAGCCTGAACCCCAAGTACCGCGTGACCAAGGACCTGCGCCCCAGCCTGTGCCAACTGTGTAAGTGTTCAAGCCTGAATGCTCTAAATAACTAACAGTTATGGTGCCGCCACTGTTTAAAACTTGAGATGTAGAAAACTCAGTTGTTGTGAAATAACAGAAACCGCTAGCAAACTCAACTACTTGATGCTCTTGGTTAATTGCAGTTGCTGAGATTCCGCCAATAGCTGCGGAGCCAGCAATGATAATGAAGTCGTTATTGTCTGCAAGGTTGGCTGTATCTTCTAGCGTTATTGTGGCGCAAGCTACGTTAGCACCTGTTGAATGTGTTGCTGCAGTTGTGCCGTTGTAACCCCGCTGAACGCCTAGTAGCACGTTGCCGGATTTGGCAGCGTAAAACAACTGTTCGCTGTCAATCTTAAGAAGCCCCTGTGGTGGGAAGTTTGTGGCGTTGGTAAGAGTTATTGTGTTTTGAATAGCCGTGATGTTGCCGTTTAGCGTATTAAACGCTGTTGACAACTTGTTTGTGTATGTTTCAACATCAATAATTGGGGTAACGTCGTAATATGCGCCGCCTTTCTCAATGTAATACTTTAAGTTAGTACCAACACCAAGCAAGTTTTCGCTACCAAGAGTAGACCAGTTCCACAAGGTACGCGCTACGCCAAGATACTGTGAGTTTGATAAGCGTACCCAACCGCCAATTTTCTCTGGGAAACCAGAACGAAAACGAACTTTGTCACAATCGTACCAACCACCTTCACCAGAGTAGTTGGTATTTTCTTTGTTGACACCAGGACGGAAAACTAGCTTTTGTAGCGCCATGATTTACCTTAAGATTCGTAAAGGGCTTTTTCGCCCCTGCGACGTTTATCTAACCCTTTCAGCACTTTACCACCAGCTTTGTTCCACTTCAAGAACTCTTCTGCTGCGGCAGCAAATTCACCGCGATTATGTTTCATGCGCAGTGTGCTGTTTTGAAGATTACCGAGACCGACGTTGAATGAGAATGACACCAACGCATCAAACTGACCCTGCTTCTCTGTCTTAGGACACAAGCGCATCACACCAGCTTCAAACCTGTTTAGGTCTTTCTTGAGGATGTCGTTAACTTCATCCATGCTTAAGGTTCTGTCCCAGCCGGCTGGAATTGGTAGCGCTTTTCTATCTTCTAACTTAACTCGTGCGTGCGTAGGGTCAATGACGTGGCCCACGCCTATCGTCCACAATAGCGCAGGGCATTGATAAGGGCGCGTCATAACACCCTCATCGTGCTTAATCATCTCAATAAGCTTATCGCTTACTTTCACTTTTTAGACCATCCACGTGAACCGAACCAGTAGCCAATAATGCCGCCAAGCATAGCCATTTCGTCATCACTGAAAATCTCATCAGAAATTCTTAGCAAGTCATCAATGCTATTGATAACACCTGGGTGGTTGAATACATAGATACCGATACCCACGTTGATAACAAACAACTCAGCCACAAACAAGTAAGTCACCATCGGACGCACAGTAGCCACGAACGTAGAAGCCCATGGAGCTGCCTTAGCCAAAACTTTAGCGTCATGCTCATACGCCGCCTTGGTCATTTCTGCATCGGTCTGCATCATGACTTGGTCAGTGCGAATCTCTTCCATCTTAGCTTGCGCAACATACCCGCGTTCTAGCATCTGGAGCTCGCGCTCTGTCTGCATCTTGGCAAGCTCTAGTTCATGCGCCTTGTCAGACTTATCTTGGAAGAAGCCCAGTACGCTTGGTAAGCCTGAGATTAAAAGACCACCTAGGGTCGAGATTAAAGATAGCATTTTAGTTTCCTAATCGGTTTGTTGTTGCGCGTTTAAGCGTGTTCATCTCTGAGCGAAGTGTGGAACTTGTCACATCCAACTCAACTTTTTGTGCAGCCAAGCCAGAACGTAATTCTTTCTGTGTGCTTTCTGCAACAATCTTAGCTTCACGAGCAGCCATCAATGCTTCGGCTAGACGCTCCTGCATCTTAGCAATTACTTCACGCTGATCCGCTACCTTCTCTTCTAGTATCTTGACCTTGCGCTCCGCGCTTGATGCTGAGGAAGCTGTGTCGCTGTAGCCCTCATACATCTCTTTAACTTCGTTGAACTTGGTAATACCTGTGTAGCCAGCACCTAAGATAGCAGGTACACCAGCAATGATGAAGCCAGCCACCATGGTGTTCTGTTTGGCCCAAGTAATCCACTTATCTACAAAGCCTTGTACTTGGTCTAGTTTTTCTAAATCGCTCATTGCTCAAATCCTAAATCTTGGTTATATGCTGGCTGATTAAAGCCCGGTTGTTGTAGCAGGTCCATCATTATTAAGTCCTGCGTCAGTAGCTCGTTCGGTATCCCCTTCACTATGCTCACGTCCGGAAACACATTCGCTTGCTGAATCCCAGGCTTTTGGAAGAGCTCCAACGACAACACAAGGCCAACCACCGACTGTGTCTTTCCCTTTGGTGCTGGTGCTGGGGTAGGGGTTGCCTGCGTAGTCGAGGTTGTCGCTGAACCCGTCGTGGTCGCCGAGGCACTCGTTGGGGCAGACTCTGTTGTTGCAGATGCGCCCGCTGTCGGGGCAGCGCTTGTTTCCGTCGGTGTTGTTTCCGTCGGGGTCGTTACCGAGTTCGGCGCAGGTGTTGGGGTCGGCGCAGTTACAGGTGAGGATTGGATTGTTGGGGCAGATATGGTCGAACTTGGACTCACTGGACTTGCCGGGTTCACAGGCGAAACAGGGTTTGTCGGATTGTTTATCGACTTCTTGCAAGTGTCTGATGTAGTCACCCAAGGTTGCCACACTGGCTGTCCGTATGGGTCTGGGCACGTCGAGGAACGCGTCTGGGTAATGCTCCCCGTATAACCGGTCTGGCATTGAAGAGTTTGTTGTTGGCTGCTTATTTGGCATGTTGGCGGGTTTTGGACGCAGCTGTCTTGGATTTTGAACCAGTCGGTTTGGACTGGCTGACCATAGCTACCTGACGGGCAGTTGGTTTCTTTTTTCCAGGTTTGCGTGCCGCTGTAGTTGACGGGGCAGCTTCTTGTTTCGGTTTGCGCGGAGTAGGTGCAGGTGACGACTTGCGGGGCTTGGTAGTTTGGGCAGAAGGCTTGTTGCCAGCTCGTGGAGTACGCACCTTGGGCGCAGGCCCAGCAGTCGGCGTTGGCTGTGCAGGAGTTGGTTGTGTAATTCCAAGCAGACGTGCAATAGCAATAATTAGATTGCGCATTACTATTCCTTATCGGTAAAAGACAGCTCAACAAGAGCAGGCTCGGGATTAGATAGCGGAGGTACTTTGCCATATAGTTTGATGAACTTTTCAGGGTGTCGTTTAATCCACTCGTCACGAGCTGCATCGCCAACGAGACCGTCGATCGGGCATGGGGTACCAGACATCATCATGGCATCCCAGTTTTCTTGCCTTGCTGAACAAGCAATTGCTACAGCCGCAACCTTCAAGCCGTTATTAGATAAAAACGTAGCCCACTTACGTCTTGAACAGTCCTCGTCCATCATGTAGCTACCGCCAGAAAAGCCAATCACTGTAGAGCTAATAGCCCCAGAGACAGCAACCAAACAGTTATCTTGACTGAATGATGAGATGCTCGGCGCCATAGCACCGGCGGGTGGCTGACCCTTGTAGTTAATCGTAGTGTCTTGCGCCATCGCAACAGCAAGCATGCCGCCTATGATGATGCCCCCTAAGAGCCAACAGACTAGTTGAGCAATACGAATCATTAGAACGTAATCGCAAACGTTGGAACTGAAGTCACCGCTACGGCAACGTGTTGCTCAGGAGTAGATAGGTCTTGACCACAGTCGTTACAAACCTTGGCAGTTAACTCAGTCTCGTCCACATCACGACCACAGTTTGGGCAGTAAATCTCAACCTTGGTAGCAACCTCAGTGACCGCGCCTTGAATCTTTGCTTGGCTCTCTACTATCATGCTTACTCCTCTGTGTATGTAGCCACCGAACCGTCGGTGTAATAAAGCGTTAATGTTTTGCCTGAGATCACCATGCGAGCCTGCTCGCTACGGCAACACACAGGCGTGTTGATGTCTATGTCTTTTAAGTTGCCTTGTATCTTGTACATGTTGTACAAAACTTCAGCTTCGTTCTCGCATTGGCAATCTTGACTGGCCATTTAATATCCTAAACTTGTCCACGTTAAAGTAAGCGTTTCACCGCCGAAATCACTAATAAAACCGTTCCACCACTCGCTAACAGAAATACTTGTACCTGTATCACCTGTACCCCATGCGTTAGGGTAGATTGTGATTTGAACGCTGTTCACTGAGTTACGCGTAATAATGTATGTATATCCCACGAGTGTATACGGCCAGTTTGGGGCGCGTGTTTGTGTGCTGCCACCTACGCCCAAAGAGCTTAAATTAACCTGCCACACGTTAGTCCAGCGTGGGTAGTTAGAGCCGTTTGTTGCACCGCCATATTGCAAGTATTGCCAAGGTACTGTCTGGCAGTTCGGTGGGTCTGTAGGCCATACACCCATGGTCAAGAAAATATCGCCAGCTTCACCGTAACGGTCAATAGAGAACCCAGACTGAGCAGAGTAACAACGACCAGCCGATTGACGACCGGTTAAGTTCTGAACCCACGTTTTATTCTGTAGGTTCTGCATAGTGATTGTGCCGCTAACCTGACCTGCTAGACGGCGTACATTTTGTTGATTGAGGTTAATACCCGTCTGGCTGACGCTCAGCTCAGTAGCCACGTTGGCCATGGTTATTGTTCCGCTAGGCGTAGTCATTAGATGCTACCGTATGCAGTCACGTTGCCAGTTACAGTTAAGTTACCTGATGTGTCCAAGCGCATTCTGTTTGTGCCACTAGACCTGAACAGCAACACACCACCAGACTCAACCACTGTCCATCCACCACCTAGAGCCACTGTTGTAGCCGTGACGGTTGTTCCTGTTATAGCTGCTGGGGTTGAACCGCCGATAACTGCACCGTTGATTGTTCCACCTGTTATGGCCACGCTTGCCGCGTTCTGAGTTGCCATCGTGCCAAGTGTTGTGGCTGATGCTGCTGTTAGACGACCTTGTGCATCCACAGTGATTGTGGCTGCTGAGTATGTACCCGCTGCTACTGATGTGTTTGCCAGAGATACTGTGGCGCCTGATACTGTGATGCCTGTGCCTGCCACAACGCCTGAAGCCAAGAAAAAGTCCGTGCCATCACAGAACACGGTTTGTGTAGACCCTGTAGGGATTGTGACACCTGAGCCAGCAGATGTTTTAACTGTTACGCCCGCGCCTGTGTTGTTACGGATGATGTATGTTTTCTCAACAGCTGGAGCGATTAGCTGACGTGTTGCTGTATTTGACCCACCAAGAACAAGGACCGCGTTACGTGACTCATCAGGTAATCCGTTAAATGCAGTAAGCGTGTAGTTAGCGTCTACCATTGTGATGTTCACAAGGCCTGTAATCGCCTGTTCAATCAGCGTACCCAAGTTGGTGTTGGTCGTTAAACCCCAGGTTCCGTCTTGTTCGCCAGAACCAATCATTTCTAGGCGTAGGGTTGGTGAGTAGGTACTTGGCATGACTTATCCTTTATTTACTGTTTTCAGCGTTTAGGCCGCTATATCGCGCCAAACATCATTAGCTGGAGTGTATCTTATTCGTTGCACTGTGGATAGAGGGGACGTAGAGAAAGCTGACCCACCAAACATCGGTCCGTCTTCAAAATCAATCGGTGCGTATGGGGTTCTAATGTCTGCCCACCCTGGGTTTTGGGTGTCGTTAATCTGCGTCCAGTTGGCGTTGTCGTCCGTGTTAATGTCTGACCAAATTAAGGGGCTTCCAACGATGCCAGTGGCACGTACGCCTAAAACAAACACATCTGCATTAGCCTGAGCCTGGACTGAACCTAAAACTACTGTGCCAAGCACGCCAGTGACGTTAACAACCGCTTTTGCAGAGACCGTAGCAGTGCCCAACTGCATGGTTCCTACCACGCCTGTTACGTTGATTACCGCATCCGCTGTGGTTGTGGCTGTTCCTAGCTGAGTTGTACCCTGAACGCCTGTTACGTTGATGTTTGCGTCTGATGTGGTTGTGACGGTTCCTAAAGCAGTGGTTCCTACTACGCCTGTGACGTTAACATCTGCTGTACCTGTGGCTTGAGCTGTACCCAAGAAGGCCTGTAATTCAAAACCAACCACCACAACATCAGCGTTTGCTTGAGTTTCTACTGTGCCTAGCTGGGTTGTGCCAAGGACTCCAGTGACGTTTGTATTTGCATCTGCGGTTACTTGAGCAGTGCCAAGCTGGGTAGTACCTACTACGCCAGTAACGTTTACGTCAGCGTTTGCTTGAGTCTGGACTGTGCCAACATATCCAATAGCCTGTTCGCCATCTACGGCAGCCCCACTATCGGCGGAAGCTACGGCTTGACCTAGGAATGTAGTACCAACAACGCCTGTGACGTTAACTATTGAATCTGCTGTGACCTGAACAGTACCAACAAAGCCAGTAGCCTGTACGCCAGTGACGTTGACAACCGCATCTATACCCCCCGTGTCAGCAAAGGGCGCTGCTGCAAACGGAGAGAAACCTAGCATTTAATTACTCAGCAGCGGCTTGTAAAGGGGTTAAATCTTCAGTAGTCCAAAAGTCTTTAGCAAGCATGATTTTAAGATGCTCTTTATTGCGAGCTACTGTATCAGCCCACTCTTGGTCATCCATGCCTTCAGGTTTGTCACCATTGATTAAAGCTACTGAATCAAGTGCTGCTGCATAGTGGCGAGCAATTTCTTCGGCTGTAGGCGAAGCCTGTTCAATAATATCTGTCATTTTATTTTCCTAGTTGTTGTTTAAGGGAATCTACTTCTGCTTTTAGTTCTTGAATTGCTTTAATGCACAATGAAACCATGTTGCCATAAGCAAGAGCATCTGGACTGCCATCTTCTGCATATTGAACAAACTCAGTTAAACCAGCTTCATGCACTTCTTCTGCAATTAAACCACCAAATATTTTATCGCCATCTCTTTCCGATTTTCCTTGATATGTTACAGGTCTTAGTTTTAATAAATCATCTAAACCATGAACAGAATCTTGAACATTCTTTTTATATTTAAGAGATGATGTTGAACGAGCAAAGCTCGCACCAGTACCAGAGCCTTCTACAACCAAATTGGCTGCTGCAGCAGTTGTATTGGAATAGGCTACTGGGCAGAAAATAACCCCAGAGCTAGAAAGCCAAAATCTTGGATTCCCATCACCATCACTCAAGACAATATAGTTACTTGCTGTGCGGATGTCTAAGCCACCTTGGTTGCCTGAATAGCCACCTAGAATGGTGTTTTTAGCACCAGTTGTTACAAGTTCACCACAACCATTAGAGCCGTTATAAACACCAACAAAAGTGTTTTGAGTTCCTGTTGTTGATTTACCAGCAAAGTTACCAATATATGTGCAGTTATATGAAGTTGTATTGCTGTAACCAGCTTGATAACCAATGGCTGTAATTCCAGCACCAGTTGTGTTTGAGTATCCAGCTTGATAACCAAAAATCTGATTATTAAATCCTGTTGTAGTGCTATACCCAGCTCGATAACCTACTGCTGTATTGTTAGATGCTGTGGTGTTTGATTGCAACGCACCAGCACCAATTGCAGTGTTGTTTGAGCCAGTTGTGTTGCTATATAAAGCTAATGAGCCGTTTCCAGTGTTGTCTGCACCAGTAGTATTTCCATTTAAAGATGCGAAACCAATTGCAGTGTTGTTGTTTGTTGTTGTGGTTGCAGCTAAAGAATAAGCACCTAAAGCTGTATTTTGTGTGCCTGTAGTATTACTATATCCAGCCTGATAACCAACAGCTGTATTATTAGATGCTGTGGTGTTGCTAAATAAAGCACCAGTTCCCAAGCCAACATTATAAGAACCAGTAGTGTTGTTATATAAAGCTGGAATAGTGCCTGAACCGCCCATTGCGATATTAGCCACACCAGTAGTATTTTTGTTTAAGACATAACTGCCAAATGCAGAAATGTTAGTTCCTGTGGTATTAGAATATCCTGATGCAATGCCAAAAAAGTCGTTGAAAGCACCAGTAGTATTACTAAACCCAGCCTGATAACCTACTGCTGTGTTATTAGATGCGGTAGTGTTGGCTTGTAAGGCTTGAGCGCCAACCGCCACATTTAAAGCTCCTGTTGTATTTAGCCTTAATGCTTGAACACCCACAGCGGTATTTGCGTTACCTGTGGTATTGCTAGTTAAACTTTCAAAACCTAAACCTGAATTGCTATTTGAAGTGGTGTTTGCTGTTAATGAACTTATACCAACAGCAGTATTTTGGTATCCAGTAGTGTTTACTACTAAAGAATTTCCACCTAAAGCAGCGTTGTAATATCCTGTCGTATTGCCACTTAATGTTTGATAACCAAAAGCTGTGTTATATCCGCTACCACTATTTGTAGCTGCTAAAGCACTAGCACCCACCGCAGTATTAGTAGCTACGTTACCTGCGCCACGGCCAATTGTGATACCTTGGATTGTTATACCGTTGTTTATTGAAACAACTTGGGCCGCACTGATTGAAAGCGCTGTTGTCCCATTGGTCTGTAAAGTCAGTACGCCGCTGTTATCGGCACTAGTTGTTAAACCTGAAATACCAGATATGGCACCAGAGTCAGCATTAAGGATTACAGGCATTATTCACTCACTTTCAATGTCTTTAGCTCGTCCAAAGTTTGTGCTTGGTCGGCCAGTTGTGTAATGTCACGTAAGCGTTGTTTTTCTGCCACGATAGGCGCTGTGTCAGCACCCGTTTCTAAAGCACGTTGGAACGCTACGTCTTGGGCTTGTAATAGTGGTGTGCGTTCAGCACGTAAACGCTCTTTGGTAATTTCTTTGGCTTTGTTTAGGTTAATTGTGATCATTCTTGCTCCTTAGCCGCTTGTTCTGCAAACCACGCGTCTGGCCCGATACCAACACCATCTGGGTTAGAAAAGTCAGCTTCCCATGCGCTGAAAAACTCGTGGTCTTGCGGTAAATCTTCGTTGTTCATAAGTAAATACGGTACACCCGCTGGTACATCTTTGCGTGCAATTTCTTCAATAGAAAGACCGCACTCAGGAGCAGGAATAACTAAAGCAATTGAGCCGTCTTCTTGTGGGTAAATAATTGATTGAGCCATCTTTATTCCTTTTATCTAAATACCGCCACGCCCATCCACGCAAGATCAGTAGGGCCATTTGTCCACCCACCCCACGCATTTGCATAAGAAGTAGAATCATTGCCACCACCTGAACCAATATGGTAGCCGCCTGAGTTGGTGCTAGCGTTTGCACTTACAAGAACAGTAAAATTAAGGTCTGGCATTGCAGTCCCAAAGTTACATCTAAAATACCCTGTAGCTGATTTAGTAATAGAGCTTATATTGCCGCTTCCACGAATTGCTGGCGTTCCAGTACCGTTGAAGTTTACCCAAGCCTGACATGGGTAAAGACTCCGCATTGTGGACGTACCAGCAATAACGCCTAGCAGTTGACCGTTTTGAGCAACTTGGAAACGTGATGTAAATGCTGAATCTCGAACATCGAAACAGTTGGTACCATCCCCGCCAATATACCCACCGCCAACGCTTGTACCACTTCTAAATAAACCTAACTGAGCAGAGCCACTAGATTGAGTAATTCTTGCATAGCCGTTTGCATCGATAGACACAAAGGTGCTTCCTCCATCTACGACAGTAAGTTTTGCACTAGGGCTACTAGTACCAATACCCACGTTACCTGTGCTGGTTATACGCATACGCTCGTTAGCGCCACCACCAGTAACAAATCGTAATTCATTTGCTGACCATAAAAGAGTAGCGGAATCAAAAGAACCACCAATAATTGAACTCCAGTTTCCAAAAGCACCATTACTTGTACCGCCTTGGGCAATAGCAAAAAATGAACCTTGGGTTGTGCCTGTTCCGCCATTTATTCTTGTCGAAACACTGCCTGTACCATCACCAATGTCCAATCTTGCTGCAGGACTACTAGTACCAATACCGACGTTACCACCCGATAACTGCATAGCAATATTAGCAGTGGCAGACAAAGCAGAATTTAATCCTTGTATTTGAGAAACGCCGCCAGTGTTTTGGATTGTTAAGATTGGGGAGCCTGAAGCATTTCTAAATCCAGCTACATACCCAGAACCGTTGTCTTTTTCTACGACTAACCCTAACGCAGGACTCGCCGTTCCAATGCCTAAATTTCCGCTTGAATTTAAGCGCATGCTTTCCACACCACCCTCAGTGAAGGCTATTGTGTCGGCACCTGGTGAGAAGATACCTGTGTTGGTATCGCCTGTGAATGTGATTGATGGTGCGCCTGCTGAACCCAAACCAAACGCACTTGAACCAAAACTTACAGCGCCAGCAAATGTGGCTGATTGATCGGAGCCGAGCGTCAAAGCAGTAGTACCACTAGCACCTGTCTTAAAGACTAAGTTACCATTGGTGTCGCCTGTTTGGACTAACGCCGTGGTTAGCGTGGTTCCACTGGATATGACGCTCATATTTATTACTCCGCTTTAGGTTCTGTTGTTTCTGCTGCTTTTAGTGACTCTGTCAACATGCTCATGAACGCGTTGCGACCAACTTGCAGCTGATCTAGGTTGAATCTGGTTGACGCGAGCTTGCGGTCAAGGTCCGCTACGTGGTTGACAAGCGCTTGCTGCTCTTGCGTCATGTCTTCAAATTGGTACTCAGTTCCATCGATTACTACTGGCGTTGTTTTTTTCTCGGCCATGTCGTTCTCCTAAATGTGCCACCAAAAAGGGCTGGTGGCTTGCCCTAATTTTATACCGCTGGCGTTGCCCAAGGCAATGGAAGACTTACTACTGGCGGGTTAATTTGGTTCTCAATTTGCTGACCAACCGCTGCTTCTGTTGCATCTTTATCAACGCCCGCTGCCCAAATCCAGTTTAAAACTTGGGCTTCTGTTAAATCGGCGTATGGTGTGAATGGTTCTGCTGGGTCAGTTGACACTGATTGGGTGCTATATACAGACGCGCTATATTCGCCGTCAACACCAGAACAAGTCCAATGCACGTTAAAAACCACGTCCTGCTCGCCATCTTGCTCTGGATACTCGTCCATTGCTGTTACTGTCCATGTGTATGTTGTTGCCATTATTCACTCGCTTGTTGTAGTGGTGTTAAATCTTCTGTTGTCCAAAAATCTTTTGCAAGCATGATTTTAAGGTGTTCTTTATTACGAGCCACTGTGTCAGCCCATTCAGCATCTTCCATGCCTTCAGGCTTTTCACCGTTGATTAGGTTTACGCTATCCATACAAGCTGAGTAGTGTTTAGCGATTTGTTCTGCTGTTAGTTCCATTTTTATACTCCTTTTAATAAATCGATTTCAGCTTTAAGTTCTTTGATGGCGGCTACAAGAAGCGGAATTACATCAGTATAAGCAACACCCATCATTGCTGGCGAGCCATCTTTTTCTGTTGCACCTTCTGGCGGAATATTAACTGCTTGTGGCAATACAGCTAAAACATCTTGAGCAATTAAACCTACTTGTGGTTTTTCTGATTCATCAGATTTCCAAGTGTATTCTGCTGCTCTTAATGAACAAACTTTTGTCAAACCATTCTGTATTTCACCAGTAATGTTTTTAAGTCTTTCATCAGAGTTTGAAGTCCAAGATGTGCCACCAGCAGCCAAATAAACGCCATTGGAAGAATTTTTAATAATAAAACGAGCAACCCCAACATCATAATATGCTTGACTTTTAATTGAACTACCTATTGAAAAGTTAATTGTGCAATAAGAGGCTCCAGTATTTCCATTGATATACCAGTCACTAGGTCCATCGGTGTAAGCTCTAGGATTACCATCACCATCACTCAAGACAATATAGTTACTTGCTGTGCGGATGTCTAGACCGCCTGTATTACCGTTATACATACCAAGAATGGTATTTTTAGCACCGCTTGTTACCAAATTACCTGAGCCACGACCAACAAAAGTATTAGAAATACCAGTTGTTGCGTTACCAGCCAAACTACCAACAAAAGTGCAATAGCCGTTTGTAGTGTGTGAATAACCAGCCTGATAGCCAATAGAAACCATTTCGGGTGCTGTTGTTTGTGTATAACCAGCTTGATAACCCACTGCTGTATTACTACCTGCTGTGGTATTGTTAAATAAGGCAAGTCTACCAATACCTGTATTGTTAGACCCTGTGGTGTTTGCGTTTAAAGCACCAAAGCCAAAAGCGGAATTTTCACTTCCAGTTGTGTTTGCAAATAAAGCACCACCACCGCCAAAAGCTGAATTGTTAGCTCCTGTAGTATTGCTATATGCTGTTTGACCACCAAATGCAGCAACACTACCTGTAGTATTTGAATATCCAGCTTGATAACCTACAGCTGTGTTATTAGATGCTGTGGTGTTTGAAAATAATGAACGATACCCAATTGCTGTGTTATTAGAGCCAGTTGTATTTAGCAACAAAGTTGCCTGTCCATAACCGCTGTTATAACTTCCTGTCGTATTGCTATTAAGAGAGTTATGACCAAAGCCACAGTTTTCAGTACCGCTCGTGTTTACGACCATTACAGAAGTGCCAAAAGCAGAATTAGCACTTGCTGTGTTGTTGCTCAAAGCATTGTCGCCAACTGCTGTGTTGAAGTTTCCTGTTTGGTTTCCAAAGTTTGCTCGGTAGCCAACACCAACGTTATTAACGCCAGTTGTGTTGTAGTACAGAGCTTGATAACCGACGGCAGTGATAGGTGAGCCTGTAGTATTACTACGACCAGCATCAAAACCTACTGCTGTGTTATTAGACGCTGTGGTGTTTGCGTTTAAAGCTGAATCACCTACTGCGGTATTAGAACCACCAGAAGTATTAGAAAAAAGTGCATTAATACCAAGGCTGGTGTTTGATAAACCAGAAGTATTTGTCTTTAAAGCGTTTATACCAAAAGCACTATTTCTGCTACCAGTAGTATTAGCTACCAAAGCATCAGCACCTACAGCGGTGTTAGTAGCAACAGCACCAGCACCTCTACCTACTGTGATGCCTTGAATGGTTGTAATTGAGTTGATTACAAGGGTGTCGGTGTTGCTGTCACCAATAATTGTATTGCCTGTAGTTGTTAAGTTAACAACTGTTTCAGAGCCTGTGTTAATCAGGCCAGGTGTTGTGATTCCCGTTGTGCCGTCAAGAATGATCGCCATTTCTTACCCTTTATAAAACAATCCAACGCTGGCCAGCAGCCACCGTAATAGTCACGCCGCTTGCTGTCGTAATTGGGCCTACTGAGAAGCCGTTTGTACCTGTAGCAATTGTGTAACTGACTGAAGCTGTTGTGTTGTTAACTTGAATCGCACCACCCGCTTGCGCACCGCCGATGCCACCCCAATCTGTGCCGTTATAGCCTTCGAACTGAGCCAAAGAGGTGTTGTAGCGCAACATACCCTGAGCTGGTGTGCCTGGACGCTGGCCTGTAGTACCGTTCTGTAGCTTGGTTGCGCCTGTGCCACTGAATGTCACATCGCCTGTTGCAGAAATCGTTGTGAACGCAGCTGAGTTAGCAGTACCAGAACCAATCGCTGGAGGAGCTGCCCAATCTGATCCATCTAACAAGTCAACGTTTAAGTTACTTACTTTGGTTGTTGATGCAATCACCAACGGCGCTGTGCCTGTTGTAACTGTTGAAGTAACCTGACCAGTAGCTGAAATAGTGCCAGCCGCTAAAGACGTGATGTTAACTATGTTGCTTGCATCTTCATTAACAGACTTTTCAGCTGGGTAAGTAACGAACACATCTTTTGTACCAGCACTGAAGTTAACCAATGAACCGCTGTTAGAAGACGACAAAATGGTTGTACGAGCCAACTGACCCGCTGAAACAGTACCAATACCAACTTCCCATTCATTAACGCCTGGGTTTGAGATTGTGTAGTAAGTTGTGTTGCCGTTACCAATGGCTGTTGAGAAAGTCTGAAAACCAACAACGGCACCAGTAAGTACTAATGTACCAGTGCCAGTTGTGGTCGACTGCTCCCGTACGCGGTCAGCTAGAACCAATGCCATGATTGGCTCCTTTAGGCGATACGAATAATTGCGTTGCTTGCGTCAGCAGCTGGGAAAATTACAGTAAAGTTGCCGTTCGTTGATGTCTTGTCGCTACCGAAGTCTAGTACGCAAACTGCATCGTTTGTTGTACCGTTTGCTAAGTAGATCAAAGCACCACGAGCTGTAATTGTTGCTGATGACCATGTGCTGTCTGCAAAGTCTAAGAAGGCTGTTGTGCCTGTTGAAGTCGGAACTTGAGATACCGTCAGCGTGTTGCCGCCGGCCGTGTAGCCTGTACCTGTTACTTCGTTAGACGTTGTGTAAGCTGTTGTCGTTGCATCTAAAGTCGCTGAACTTGTGTAAAGCGCAATCTTAAATACTTGTGATGTGCCGGTACCAAAATCAAAGGTTCCGTCTAAAAGACCGACCTTGAAGCTGGTTGCCATTGCTTGGGTAATTGCCATTTTCTACTCCTATAATTTGTTGTACTGCAGTTTTGTCTGGCCATCTCTGTAAGCGTCACCACGCTCCAAGCCATCACCAAGACGTTTAAGTTGCGCTAATGCCTCATTGTATTTCGCCTCTACGTTTTGAATCAAGTCTTGTTCACCCTTTTGGAATAAATAAGCTTCGCGCAGCGCGCCATACAATAAGACGGGACTATAGTTATCACCAAGCCAGCTAGTGCCTGCCGTGACAATTGATTCTGGATAATAAAAGTAGTGCAGCTCAATGGAATAAGCTGCGTCTGGTGTAGGCCCCAAAATAAAAGCAAGCTCGTTAGAGTTGCCTGAACGTGGGCCAAACAACGCGTAGTACCTTGGCAGGCCTTGTGAATTAGGATTTGGGTACGCTTGACGGATAAAGTTCACGTCTTTATTAAGCATGTACTCATACCTACCAGTGGCATCAACAGCCGCCATTGAATAAACAGACAGAAAGTCGTCAGGACACGCCAAATACTTGTTAGTAGCTGTCGTGTTACCAGTAACGTTACGACGCAGCGCAGGGATCTGCACACTGTTGTATATACGCTCTTCTGCTTGTTCTACAAAAGTCGGTATATTTTGGACAAAAATTGTCTCGTCGGTTTCAGTGTAGTCCTGTATTGCCTGACGGAGTTCTGCGTAGTTCATTAGGCCATCGGTCCTCTAGCAGTTTTACCTTTGGTAGCGCAACCGTTACCGCGAGTCACGATACCTGAAGTCTTAACGCCTTTGTACTCACCAACGCGAACGTTTGCGTCAGAGTGCGGGCTCTTTAAGTTTTCTTTGATGTCGGCAGCGCCAACTACTGGGCTAGCCACTTTCTTTTCTTGCTTGTATGTAGGCATGATTAACGTCCTCTTGAAGAACCGCGTTTCTGAGCTGCAACTTTAGCCAAGTTACGACCCAATTTTTTCATATCTGCGTTAGTTTTACCACTACTTCCGCCTTTGCCAGTGAAATTACCTACTGACGGACCTGTATCACCTAAGTTTTTACCTTCGGTTTTAGCTTTTTTGGCGATGCCATCTGCTGCTTTTTTAAACATAATTTACTCCAGAAATGAATTACCTTTGGCTAAATTTGCAGCCTTGGTAATAACTTGTAAATTAGACGGTACGTGCAAACCAGAAACCGTCTTACCCTGTAGTGGAATTATATGGTCCACATGCCACCGTTGTACACCATGTTTATTAAGCATGGCTGCTACTTCATATCTACATTTAATGCGCAGGTGGTCAAAATCACTTAACCACGCTGGCGTACGCTTTAAAACAGCTGCACGACGCCTTGCGTCCATGCTCTGCAGCGCTCCTGGGTTTTCAACTTTCCAAGTTTTGTTACGCTTATTAATAGTACTTTTATTTTTCACATACTTGTTTGCGTCAGCTTTTTTACTATAGCTTTTTGCAAGTTCTGGATTTTTTAGCTTCCAGGCGTCTTTTCTTGCATTGTCGCACTTCTTGCAATGACTTTGATATCCGTCTTTGCTGTTCATTTTTTGGGCGTAAAAGTCCGCATATGGTTTTACATCACCACATTTTGTGCAAGACTTCATGACACCTCCACCGTTACAACACCGACCTGCCCTTTACCAACTAAATCGTTTGGCGTTAGGGCTGAATCAAAACTTTGAGCCATACCTACTGGGGCCCACCCCCATTGTATCTGCCTACTGCCGCCAGATGGGTCACCTTCAGCGTTTAAGCCCGACTGGTAATACGTAGTATCCCGTCTTGGATTTCGCAGCGCTTGCGGGTCGTTAACCGGATACATACCCAACTGTAACTGCGGGTGATCAGGGTCCCAACAAGAATCGCACACCAAAAGGTTGTACTGCTTTGTTTTGATAATCTCAGTTTTAAGTGTTTTAAGCTTGAACTGTTGACCACATCTATCGCATATCGCAATAGCCCATTTCCCAGAAGCGAACGGATAAGACACACGTTACTCCTAGGTTATAAACATTCTGCGCGGCACAAATCGCTGGGCAGCTTTCTCACGGTCTTCTGTGGCAGCCATTTCCCAAGCTTCATCGTACTGCTGTTTCAAAATCGGTAAGCGAGCTTCCGCACCAGGAATCTTTAATGCCATGTAATACGCCAAACCAGCCGCTAAGCAAGGAATCATGCGAAACGGTACGTCAAATGTATTAACGCCATCTCCAGCATCCTGAATACGACGCAAGCGCCAGTAAACGAACTGATACGGCTGGGAGCCATCTGGTGTAGGCCAAACAGTAATCTTTGGGTTATCAATATTTGTACTTGGGTTTGTACCATTAGGGCCGAGACCCACGGGATATTGAGCTCCAGACATACGCTGAATCCAAACTTGAATCGGGCGACCTTGGCTCAACTTGTTTGGGATTGTTGTGTATGTATCCACGCTGATGCGTGTGATTGTCAAATCTGCTTGTGTGTACTGGTTACCAGCGCCTGTACGAATCTGGTGTTCAATCAGGTCGACGGTATCGACCGGCAGGTTGTATGTGTTTTGCCCCTGCACCAAGTTAATCGTGCCCTGCTCAATAGTCCACATGTTGATGCCGCGGTTAGCCCAGTCAGCAA